AAGCACTACGGTGTCAAGGGGATGAAGTGGGGCGTTCGCAAGGATCGAGTCAAGAAGGCTCGCAAGCCCAAGCGCACTCCGTCCGAGCAGCACATCGAATCTCGGAAGATCAAGCGCAAGAAGCTTTCCGAGATGTCCAACGACGAGATCGCAACTCTCAATCGTCGTCTGCAGCTGGAGAGCCAGTACGCAAAGCTCAACCCCAACGCCTACCAGCGGGGTCGATCTGTCATCAACGAGTTTACCTCGGCGGTGAACACAGCAAACACGATTGCGTCGCTACCGACAAGCCCTCTGGGTAAGGCGGTAATTGCCGGCGCCGGCGAGATCAAGGGCAAGTGGTAGCTTGCAGTCAAAATGGAAGGGAGGGTTAGCTATGGCGCTGTCAAACACGGCAGTCCCGAAGTACTACGGTCAGTTTCGGGACCAGGTGCTGCGTCATGAGATTCCGGTAAACCGGGAAGTCGGTCTCGAGATGAATCGAATCGACGAACTTATCGCTAACCCTCTCTTCTACTACGACGATAAGGCAATCGACGGCTTTATCAACTTCTGTGAGGCAGAGCTTACTCTCACGGATGGTTCAGATCTTCAGCTTCTCGATACATTCAAGCTGTGGTCCGAGCAGATCTTTGGTTGGTACTACTTCACAGAGCGTGAGGTGTGGCAGCCAGGAAAGAATGGACGCCCCGGTCGCTTTGTGACCAAGGTCGTCAAGCAGAGGCTTGTCAAGAAGCAGTATCTTATCGTTGCACGTGGTGCCGCGAAGTCGATGTATGCTTCTTGCCTCCACAACTACTTCCTCACGGTCGACACGGAGACCACTCACCAGATTGCGACGGCTCCGACGATGGCGCAGGCCGAAGAGGTCATGTCACCCATTCGTACTTCGATCACGAGGGCTCGAGGACCTTACTTCCAGTTCCTGACGGACGGTTCTCTCCAGAACACCACCGGCAGTCGGTTCAATCGACAGAAGCTCTTCTCTTCCAAGAAGGGTGTCGAGAACAACTTGACCAACTCTCTACTTGAAGTTCGTCCAATGACGAAGGACAAGCTCCAGGGTCTTCGGTCAAAGATCAACACCATCGATGAGTGGCTCTCCGGAGACGTTCGCGAGGACGTGATCGGCGCTCTCGAGCAGGGCGCGTCGAAACTCGAAGACTATCTGATCGTTGCCATCTCTTCGGAGGGAACGGTCCGCAATGGTAGCGGCGATAGCATCAAAATGGAACTTCAAAAGATCCTCAATGGTGACTACTACGACCCGCACACCTCAATCTGGCACTACAAGCTCGATGACATCAAGGAAGTCAACGACCCTTCGATGTGGCTGAAGGCTCAGCCAAACCTCAACCGTACCGTAACGTACGAAACCTACCATCGAGACGTTGAGAGAGCAGCTCAGGCTCCCGCAGCGCGAAACGACATCCTCGCCAAGCGCTTCGGAATTCCCATGGAGGGCTTCACCTACTTCTTCAGCTATGCTGAAACCGAAGTCTTTAGTGCACAGAGGCCTCGGGCGTACGATGGCATGGTCGGTGCGATGGGTGCGGACCTTTCGCAGGGTGATGACTTCTGTGCATTTACCTTCCTATTCCCTCTTCCCGACGGACGCTTTGGGGTCCAGGTCAGAAGCTACATCTCTCAGAAGACTCTTGACAATCTACCAGGCGCAACCCGTCTGAAGTACAATGAGTTCCTTGCAGAAGACACTCTTCATGTCCTCGAAGGCAGCGTCATTGATCTTGACGTGGTCTATGAGGACATCGACGCCTTTATCACGGACCACAAGTACGACATTGCGGCGTTTGGGTATGACCCTTACAACGCAAACGAGTTCGTCAAGCGCTGGACGACTGAGAATGGACCTTTCGGGGTCGAGAAGGTCATTCAGGGCTCGAAGACCGAGTCCGTCCCCCTGGGGGAGCTCAAGAACTTCAGTCAGGACCGTCAGCTTGTCTTCACGGAGAAGCTGATGTCCTACGCGATGGGTAACGCCATCACGCTCGAGGACACCAACGGAAACCGCAAGCTGTCGAAGCTTCGCCACGAGAACAAGATCGATAATGTCTCCGCACTGATGGATGCTTACGTTGCGTGGAAGCGCAACCGCGAAGCGTTCGAGTAGAGGAATCAAAATGGAATCAAATCTTGATGACTTCCTCATGCATTACGGTGTCAAGGGGATGAAGTGGGGCGTTCGCAACAAGAAGCCCTCTAAGCGGCTCGTTCGCAAGGCCAAGAAGATCCGGGAGCGCCGAGAAAAGCTTCGAGAAGATTCGATCAAGGAGCAGCACGCCTATCAAAGGAAGCTGAATCAGCAGCAGGCACTTCGAATCGTCCTCGGGCTTGTTCAAAAGCGCTCTCGGATGAAGCTCAATGAGATCAATCTCGATTATGCGCGAAAGCACAAGGTCAAGGAGATGATCGATGCAATGGGCGGCCTTCCCGTGGCCGACACTCCAACCGTACTCAACGCCACACCCACGAATGGTGTGTACGACATCACAAGCCTAGGGAGGTAAGCTCCGAATGTCTCAAGAGCTTGACGACTTCCTTATGCACTACGGTGTCAAGGGAATGAAGTGGGGTGTCCGTAAGGACGATGGTCTGAATCGCAAGGAGCGACGAAAGGCAAAAGAAGAGGCTCGCAAGAAGCTCCCCAAAGAAGTCAAGAAGGGGGTCAGTAATGCCGACCTCTTGTTCAAGACCGCGAAGGGTCGCCGGTACGCAGCTTCGTTGAAGCGTCAGATCGAAGCCGATGCCGCAGAGATCGCAAAGAACAACACGAAATTTCTGGCTAAGGGCGGATTCACCGACGCCGATGTCACTCCGGAGCAGAAGCGTAAGAAGCTTACTCCGCAAGAAATTGCGTGGCTTGCGGTTGCCGGTACCAGTCTTGCTGTGGTTGCGGCGGCATACGCCTATGATCCCATCAAGAATGCGGTACAAAAGCGAATCGTCGCCAATGTCAAGCCGGGCGACAAAGTTTCTTCCGGAAACTACACAGAGCTGGTCCATGGCAGCAAGTCGAGGACTTGGCGAGGTAAGAAGGCTGGTGGATATTTCCAGCCAGAAGCTCTGGAGCGCAAGGAATTTGAGATTCCCGCGGGAACCACATTCCATCGAATTTCTCGAAAGCCGGAAACCACCTTTCGGTCGGAGACCGGTACCTACGCAACCCACTCGACCGAAGACTTCAATCGCTATGTGAACTCTTTTCGTAAAGAGCTTGGTTCCGTCGAGCTGCATCATGTACAGTTCAAGGCGAAGCAGCCCGTTCGTGTTTCGGACTACAAGACAAACTCCAGAGCTATGGCTATGGCCATGGAAGGTCGCGTTTCGTCTCAGAGTCCCGTAACGCTGGAAGAAGGCGCAAAGAGATTCCGAGCCGAAGCCGGTGGGTCGTGGCATCGAGTGGGTTTTAGCGACCCCAGCAAGCCCACCACTGTCCAGAGTTTCTTTGAAATTCTTGAGCACAAGGGTTATGGCGCACTTGTCGACGAAATGGACGCGGGGGTCATTGGTGAAACCCCTCTGATGGTCTTTGCAAATCGGCTTTTTGACACAAAGTCTTCTTCGGAACTCACCCCCGAGATGATTGCTGCTGCTCAGCGAGCGCTCATCGAGATCAACAATAGAAAGTAAGGAGGGGTCACATGGAAGAACCTCTTGACGACTTCCTTGCTCACTATGGAGTCAAGGGGATGAAGTGGGGTGTCCGTAAGGACGACGATACCCCCAAGGAGCCTCGAAAGACCCGCGCCGAGAAGAAGATCGAACGCGCAAAGGCCCAAAGAGAGCGTCGCGAGCGACGTGTGGGCAAGATCCAAGGTCGAGTCAACATCATGGAGACCCGTGTCTCCGAGCTCAACAAGATCGCGGAGACGACAAAGAACCCCTTCCGTCGAGCCATGGCCGTAGGTGATGTCAAAGATCTCAAGAAGGATATTCGGAAGTCCCAGAAGGACATCAAGGCAATTCGTGCTGGAAAGTTCACGGACACCGAGAAAGCGCTCCTTATTGGTGGCGCCACGCTGGCCACTGCAGCTCTCGCATACGGTACTTACAAGGGTATTGAGACTGGCGACTTCCGACGTCTTGCCGCAAAGGGTAAGGCCGCTCTCCAGCTTCGAGACCACGTGGACTTCAAAGAGAACAAGGAATTCGCCAACAAGAACTACACGGAGAATGATATTTTCCATCGAGTAGTTACCGGAATCAATCCGGGTTGGGGCGATGAGCCTGGAACCTCGATGAACTGTCGTCGGGCTACGCTTGCGTACGAGATGCGTCGCCGAGGCTACAACGTCAAGGCAACAAAGACGCTTACCGGCGCCGGTCAGACCCCTTTGGGCATGGGAAACGTTCTCGCGAGAGGGGAAAACGCTCCCGAGCGCGGCGTTCTTTCGTTTGTCTCTAAGACGTTTAGCGAAACCATGGAAAAGTCGAAAAACCCGCAAGCAAAGACGCCGAACCTTGATCTCTCAAACCGAATCAAGGCAAGTGGGTCTTGGGGCGCACAGCGAGTTTGGCGCGCGGACGACAATAGTCCCGGAATCCTCGATGCTCTCAGCAAACTTCCTAACGGTGCTCGAGGTGAGCTCGGTATGAAGTGGAAGATGGGTGGCGGACACAGCATGGCGTGGGAGATCATCAACGGAAAGCCTGTCATCTTTGACACGCAGGTTCTTCAGCGATACAATACGCCCGAGAAGTTTGAGGAACTCCAGAACATGCTTGAGGAGGCCGCTATTACGCGTCTCGACAACGTCCAACTCAACGAGGACTTCCTCCTAAGGTGGCTGCAGAATGCTTGATCGTCAAGAAGCGACGCTTGTCGTTCAGAAGAACCTTCCCGAGGGTGACATCCAGAATCTCATCGAGTACCAAGATCTTTACGTCTTCCAGGTCTTTTCCCCAGACCCCGACGAAGGTCAGTACGACCCGTTCTTCTCCGTTCACATGGAGACCGGCGAGTTTCGAGATTTCTCTATCCTCAAGGATGGGAATACAGCCCAGATCATCGCTCTCTTCCTCGAGGAAGACTAGTGCCATCGACACCATCTAGGAGGTGACATGTGAGTTTCCGAGATCGCTTGGCTCATGCAGCCAACGCGTTCGTCCGTAATGACCGAGAGCTTGCTCGGCCGCCGGTAGACTATGGTCCGAGCTACTTTGCTCGCCCAGATCGTCGTCGAGCAGTATCTCCGACCGATCGCTCGATCGTTTCGTCGATCTACACGCGAATCGGCATCGATGTCACCGCCGTCGACATGCGACACGTTGTGCTCGATCAAAATGGAAGATTCTTGAAGTTGAAGGAGAAGAGCGGACTCAACGTTTGTCTCTCTCTGGAAGCCAACATCGACCAGGCAGCTCGACACTTCATGCTGGATGCCGTTCTCACGCTCTTTGATGAGGGTGTGGTGGCTCTCGTACCCATCGACACGTCTGTGGATACCACGGACACGGGCGCTTTCGACATCCACTCCATGCGAGTCGGGAAGATCACGGGATGGTACCCGGAGCACGTTCGAGTCGACGTCTACAACGAGAAGACAGCTCAGCACGAAGAGCTCATTCTCCTGAAGCGAAGCGTCGCGATCGTCCAGAACCCCCTCTGGAACGTGATGAACGAGCCAAACTCGACTCTGCAGCGTCTGATTCGGAAGCTTGCTCTCATTGACTCCGTCGACGAGCAGACGAGCTCGGGTAAGCTGGACATCATCATCCAGCTGCCCTACACCGTGAAGACGCAGACGAAGCGAGACCAGGCGGAGACCCGCCGAACCGAACTTGAGCGCCAGATGAAGGACTCGAAGTACGGTATCGGCTACATCGACGGCACCGAGCGAATCACGCAGCTCAACCGTCCGGCGGAGAACAACATGCTTCGGCAGGTCGAGTACCTGACCAACATGCTGTACTCGCAGCTTGGTATCACCGAGGCCGTGTTCAACGGTACGGCTGACGAATCCGAGATGCTCAACTACTACAACCGGACGATCGAGCCCCTCCTGACTGCTTTCCAGCAGGCAATGGAGCGCTCGTTCCTGACGAAGACGGCAAGGACGCAGCGGCAGGCTATTCGCTTCTATCGCGACCCGTTCAAGCTGGTTTCGATGGAGAAGATCGCCGAGATCGCGGACAAGTTCACGCGCAACGAGATCGCATCCTCCAACGAGATGCGTGGCGCAATCGGTATGGCTCCTTCCACGGATCCCAAGGCCGACGAACTCCGCAATGCGAACATGCCCCAGCCCAAGGACGAGGAAAAGCCGTCCGTGAAGCCAACAGAGGAAGGAAGCCTTCAAAATGGAAGACGGCCGGAAGCCTGATTTCTCAGGCTACGCCACTAAGGCGGGACTTCTGTGCACGGATGGTCGTACCATCACGCCAGAGGCCTTTGCCCACCAGGATGGACTCACTGTCCCTCTCGCCTGGTCACACAAGCAGGGTGCGCCTGCCAACATCCTCGGTCACGGCGTGCTTTCTGCGCGTCCCGACGGTATGTGGGTAGACGCCTACTTCAACGAGACTACCATGGCTAAGGATGCCAAGGAGCTCGTGCGCCACGGGGACATTCGGTCCCTCTCCATCCTCGCAAATCAGCTCGAGCACCGTGGTTCCCACGTGGTGAAGGGTCAGATCAACGAGGTGAGCCTGGTTGTCCAGGGGGCGAACCCGGGTGCGTTCATCGAGGAAGTCTCGCTGGCGCATTCGATCAACGGTGTCGACGTCGTCGATGCCATCATCTACGCGGACCAGCCGCTGGAGCTCTCCGACGAGCTGAGGCATTCTGCCTCGGACGACGAGGATGAGTTCGAGGGTGAGGATGTTCTGGAGCACTCCAATCAGGAGATCTTCGACAGCCTCACCGACGAGCAGCGGGAGTTCGTTGGGACTCTTCTCGGGGATGCGCTCAAGCATTCCGCGTCCAATGAGGACGAGGACGAGGACAACGATTCGGAGGAGACCGACATGGCCGACGAGGTCAAGCACGAGGTTGCCATCGACGAGAGCAAGACCGTTCAGGAGATCCTGGACAGCTTCTCGCCGGAGCAGCTCCGCGTCGTGGAGGGTCTGATCGGTCAGGGCATCGAGAACGCACTTGCTGCGATCGACGATGATGACGCCGATGACGACAAGAACGACGACACCAAGGACGACAGCGCGGAGCACTCCGCAGCTGACGAAGACAACCAGCTCGCACACGCCCACCAGGAGGGTAACACCATGACCATGAAGAACGCTTTCGACGAGGCGAAGAAGGAGCAGCACGGCTCCACGCTGTCGCACAACCAGCTCGACGTCGACCAGCTCGAGGCGATCCTCGGCCAGGCCAAGTCGTCGTCGAACGGTTCGACGCTGCACGAGTCCTTCCTCGCGCACGCCGGCACGTACGGCATCGACAACATCGATCTGCTCTTCCCCGACTTCAAGACCCTTCAGTCGACGCCCGAGTTCCTCTCGCGTCGCATGGAGTGGGTCAGCCACGTCTGGGGCTCGATCAAGCGCGCACCCTTCACGCGCATCAAGTCGGTCTTCGCCGACATCACCACCGAGGAGGCTCGTGCGCGAGGCTACGTCACCGGTGACCTGAAGAAGGACGAGGTGTTCAAGCTCCTCGACCGCAAGACCACGCCGCAGACCATCTACAAGAAGCAGAAGCTCGACCGCGATGACATCCTCGACATCACGGACATCGACATCATCGTCTGGCTCAAGGCCGAGATGCGCATCATGCTCGACGAGGAGATCGCCGGCGCGATCCTGATCGGTGACGGCCGCGAGGTCGACTCGCCCGACAAGATCAAGGAGGACCACCTCCGTCCGATCGCCTCCGACCACGAGATGTACGCTCACCCGGTGAACGTCGCCTCGAACACGGAGCCGCGTCAGCTCGTCAAGACGATCCTGCGTTCGCGCAAGCACTACAAGGGCTCCGGCACGCCGACGCTCTACACGACGGACGACACCCTCACGGACCTCATCCTCATCGAGGACCGCATGGGCCGTCGCCTCTACGAGACGGAGCAGTCCCTCGCGGCAGCTCTTCGCGTGAAGGACATCGTCGTCGTCGAGGTCTTCGACCGCGCACCCGACGTCATGGCCATCATCGTGAACCTGCTCGACTACACCGTCGGTGCAGACCGCGGTGGCGCCGTCACGTTCTTCGAGGACTTCGACATCGACTTCAACCAGCAGAAGTACCTGCTGGAGACGCGCATCTCGGGTGCGCTCACGAAGGCGAAGTCGGCTCTCGTGTTCCGCCGCACCGCCGGCACCGTCGTCACGGCTGAGGAGCCCACGTTCGACAACACGGACAACACGCTGACCATCCCGACGGTCACGGGCGTCCAGTACCGCATCGACGACCAGAACGCAGCTGCCGGCGACCGTGTGATCACCGAGGGCGTCGACGTCACGGCACACGCCAAGGCCGGCTACCAGCTCGCCGACGGCTCGACCAAGTCCTGGTCGTACGAGCCCGTCTGATCGGCTGACCTAAGGGGTGAAACGAAATGCCGAAGTTCACAGGAGTTGTTGGCTACGGCCAGAGCGTACAGACCGATCCAGGAGTGTATGAGGACCAGATCGTCGAGCGAAAGCTCTCTGGCGACGTTCTCAAGAATTCCCGGAAGATGCAGGACGGGACAGGCCCCATCAATGGGGATCTCACGCCCAGCAATTCGATCAGTCTTGTCGCCGATGCGTACGCGCGAGAGAACTTCTGGCGAATTCGGTATATTTCGTGGGCGGGGACGCTCTGGACGGTGACAGATGTGACCGTGGAGCGTCCCCGCCTCATCCTGAGGCTAGGAAAGGTGTACAATGGACCTCGACCTGCTGATACAGGCGAAGAGGGAACGCTGGCTGGAGCTTCAAGCTCTACTGACGGCGATTCCTGACGTCACAGAGGCATATTTCCAGCAGCCTAACAACGTGGACATGCGGTATCCCTGCATTGTCTTCGCAGCGGACGTTGTGGCTACCCAGCATGCGTCCAACCGGCCATATTTTCGACAGCAGCGGTATCTGGTGACCATCATGGACACTCGACCGAACACACCTATCGAGCAGTATGTGGCAGAAATGCCCACGGCCAAGTTCAACAGACGATTCACAGCGGATAAACTGCACCACGTTGTGTACACTCTCTTCTTCTAAGGAGCAACAAGACTCATGAGCAAGATCAAGTGGGATCAGGTAGGCGAGCGCAAGTTCGAGAACGGCGTCGACCACGGCGTCCTCTACCTTCCCGACGAGACGGGTGTCTACGACACCGGCTTCGCATGGAACGGTCTCGTGTCGGTCACGGAGAAGCCCTCGGGCGCCGAGCCGACCCCCGTCTACGCGGACAACATCAAGTACATCACGCTGATCTCCGCCGAGGAGTACGCAGCGTCGATCGAGGCCATCACCTACCCCGACGAGTTCATGCTCTGCGACGGTACGGCTGAGGTTTCGGTGGGCGTCTACGCCGGTCAGCAGGCTCGTCGAGCGTTCGGTCTCTCGTACCGCACGAAGATCGGCGATGACCTGAGCCCGGAGCGTGGGTACAAGATCCACCTCATCTACGGCGCGCTCGCAGCGCCCACGGAGAAGGCCCACACGACCATCAACGACTCGCCCGAGGCCGCCACGTTCACGTGGGAGCTCTCGACGACGCCGGTGGAGATCGAGGGCTTCAAGCCCACGGCCTCGCTGGTCATCGACTCGACCAAGGTCGACGCGGCGAAGCTGAAGACGCTCGAGGACCTGCTGTACGGCACGGCTTCCTCCGAGCCCTCGCTCCCCACGCCCGATGAGGTCGTGGCGATCTTCGGCGCAGCCCCCGCAGGTGCTCAGACGATGGGGACCCAGTCGTTCTCCAACTCGGAGGACAACTCGACGGACTTCGAGGTCCAGTCGGGCGGCGACGCCGACAACGCGTTCTAATCTAGAACGGAAAGGAGAACAGGGAGTGCTAACACTCACCATTCGCGATCAGGAACACTTCGACGACGAAACAAACAAGTTTGTCGAAGGACCGACCATCGTGACGCTCGAACTCGAGCACTCCCTGTTCTCCCTCAAGACGTGGGAATCAAAATGGAAGAAGCCATTCCTCTCGTCTGACAAAACTTCTGAGGAAACCGTTGACTACGTCAAGATCATGACGCTCAACGACGTTCCTGAGACTGCCTTTGGGCGTCTCACCCAAGAACATTACAACCAGGTCGCGGAGTACATCAACGATCCTCACACCGCAACCTGGTTCAGCGAGACTCCTGGCGGCCGCTCCGGCCCCCAAAAGGAGATCATCACTGCGGAGATCATCTACTACTGGATTATTTCCCTCAACATCGACTTCGAGACCCAGTATTGGAATCTCAGTCAACTTCTAGCGCTCGTTCGCGTTTGCAACGAGAAGAACACGCCGGAAAAGAAGAAGCGAAAGATGAGCATGTCCGATCTGGCAGCTCAACGCCGTGCTCTCAACGAAAAGCGAAGACGAGACATGGGAACCAAGGGTTAGGAGGTGTCATGGCAACCGTAGAGTGGAATAAAATTCCTGATCGAACCTTCCAATACGGCGTTGATCGTGGCGTCCTCTATGTCGAAGGCTCTCCTGGGGTTCCTTGGAACGGTCTTCTCCGGGTTGACGAGAAGACCGAAGGCGCTCAGCTTCGTCCGGTCTTCATGGAAGGTCGATTGATCGATCAGGTTAGCTATCCGGGAAACTTCTCAGGTGCAATTTCGGCTATCACCTACCCCGACGAGTTCGAGCTTTGCGATGGATACGCTGTCTCTGCCGACGGCCTCATGCTGAGTCATCAGCCTCGCAAGAAGTTCTCTCTCACCTACCGGACAAAGGTAGCAAACCCTCTGACCCAAGAGCTCGCTAACCGAATTCACCTCATTTTTGGTGCTCGGATTGCCCCAACAGATCGATCGAACGCTTCTGTGGGTACAAACGTCAACCCCCTAGCGTTTAGCTGGCCCGTATCGGCCGTTCCTGCTATATTCACGGATCGTCGTCCCACGGCTCATGTAATTGTGGACTCTCGACTGGTGGATCCCTCGGCATTCAGCATGCTCGAGGATATTCTCTACGGAACCGACACCACAAACCCTCGATTTCCCACCCCCGCCGAGATTACGTCGCTGATGAAGCTTCGTGGCCTTGTCTTTGCGCTGGGATCTTCCGGTACGAGCGCTATCATCAAGCTTGGTCAGCCGGCCGAACTTGTCGGCGACCCCCTTGTTGGTGTTTATCGTACGACAGAGAATTCTCCTCTGGTTGCCGTTCCGGGCAGACCTGACATCTATCGATTGGAGCTGTAATGGCATTCTTCGACGTTCCAGCTCTTGATGGTAGCGGTCGACTTCCCGTCAACGTTCGAACGGCCAACGCCGCCACGGACGAATTCCGAATGCAGGACTCTCTGCTACCGGTTGTCACCACTCTTCCGACGGCAAGCGCCGAAAAGATCCGTGGTCGACAGGTTCTTCTCAATAGCGACAACACGGTCTACGTTTCGGACGGCACCAACTGGCGACCGATTGGCGCAACCAGCGAGATCGGATGGGGTCAGCTAGGTAGCGTTGGCCCCAACTTCTACATGGACGGCGCAAGTACAATCTACGCCTTCCGCAACGGTCGCGCGATCGACTTCCGGTTCCGATTCGGACGAACGAGCGGCTCTCTCGTTGCCGGAGACAACCTGTACCAGATGGCGGCAATGTACGTCCCGTTTGGTAACGGTGACACGGTTCTCAACGCAGTTCAGAGGGCGGGAACGGGCACACCAACCCCGATTGCTTGCTACCTCACCGGATCAGGGACAATCTTCCTTGGTACCCCGGCGTCTACCATGAACCAGGTCCATGTTCAGGGACGTTTCTACCTCCCGTAATCAAAATGGAAGTGATCAGTGATTCGAATTCGCTCTAGGGGCTCTTTTCGAAACACCGAAAAGTTCCTTGATAAGATGGATCGCCGTGAGATCTTCCAGGCTCTGGAAGCATACGGCAGAGAAGGCGTTGCAGCCCTCGAACTTTACACTCCTATGGACTCCGGCATCACCGCGGCTTCTTGGGACTTTGTAATCGAGGAAACGAACGACACCTACTCCATCACATGGACTAACAGCAATGTCGTCGCGGGAATGCCCCTCGTTATCATGCTTCAGTATGGTCACGGTACGGGAACCGGCGGTTGGGTTCGAGGTAGAGACTTCATCAACCCCGCAATTCAACCAGTGTTTGACAAGATCGCCGACGAGGTGTGGAAGGAGGTGGTGAACGCATGAGCAGTATTGACGAGCGCGTCGTCGAAATGCAGTTCAACAATGGACAGTTCCAAGATGGAATTCGAGATACCATTGGCGCGCTGGATCAGCTAAAGACCAGCTTGAATTTCGCTGGCGTGGAGAACACGCTTGATGACATTTCAAGCAAGATCTCGATCGTCGGTGCAATTGCGTTCACCGCCGTTCAGAATCTCACCAATTCGGCTATCGGGTTGGGCGGACAGCTACTCAACTCCGTTCTCGACCCACTCATCGAGGGTGGTCAGCGTCGAGCACTGTCCATCGAGCAGGCAAAGTTCCAGTTCCGAGGCCTTGGTCTGGACGTCGAGGCCACCATGGCCAGTGCTCGCGAGGCTGTTCTTGGTACGGCGTTCGGTCTCGACGCAGCCGCCTCAGCCGCAGCACAGTTTGCGGCCTCTGGCATGCGTGCCGGCCCAGAGATGACATCTGCGCTTCGTGCTATCTCCGGCGTTGCTGCTCAGACGGGCAGCTCGTACGAGGATATTTCTCGAATCTTCATCGGTGTGTCGGGTAATGCTCGACTCATGGGTAATGACCTTCTTTCGCTGTCTTCTCGAGGAATCAATGCTGCGGCAACGCTTGCGCAGTCCATGGGTATCAGCGAAGCGGAAGTTCGTCAACTTGTCACCAAGGGAAAGATCTCCTTCGAGGAGTTCTATCAGGCAATGGACGTTGCGTTCGGAGAGAACGCCACAAAGGCTTCCGAAACGTTCACGGGCTCCCTTGCAAACATGCGTGCGGCACTGTCTCGAATCGGCGCGTCCTTCGCGACGGTAGACTTTGAGAATCAGCGCAACGTCTTCAACGCCCTTACGCCGATCATCGACAAGATCGGTGCGGCACTCGTTCCCGTCATTGCTCTCTACCAGGAGCTTTCGGGAATTGGTAACGCCAACCTTGTCTCCTTCATCTCGGGACTCGATCTTGAGTTCGTAGCCCCAATGATGCTCGACATCGTTGCAGCTCTGCGTCATATTTATGGCCTGGCGATGCAAGTCAAGGATGCGCTCGTCGGTGCCTTCTCGGACATCTTCCCAAGCGACGGAATGTCCATCGGCGATCAGATTCGAGACATTGTCTGGAATATCTGGGCGTTTATCGACACTCTTCGCCTTGGTGATGCTGAAATTGCAAAGATTCGCACTGGCTTTGCCGGGTTCTTTGCGGTTCTTGACATCGGTCGCATGTTTGTCATGGAGCTTCTCGGCCTTCTTGGCCGGCTGTTCGGTGAAATCATGCCCGAGGGTGAAGGAACCTTCCTTGATACGGTTGAGAGCATCGGTGAGTTCCTCATCGGTCTTCGAGATACCATCAAGGAAAGCGGTGCCTTCGAAACTGCCTTCAATGCTATTGGCGATGTCCTCGTTAAGATCATCGACATCTTCCAGCGAGCTCGAGACGCTGTTCTTGATATTCGCGATCGCATTGCCGACTTCCTCGGGACGATCGGCGGCGCGGCAGGAGATGTAGCGGCAGATCCAGGCGGCGTTGGCGGTTGGGTCGACAACCTTCGGGAGCGAATCCAGGGCCTTGCAAACCTCGGCGACATCATTGCCCTCGTTTGGGATGGAATTGTCGCTGGTGCGATGACCGCATGGAACGTCATTGCGCCTGTGATGTTCGCAATCGGCGGGTTCTTTGCCGACATGGGCGCAAACATTGCAGATGCTCTTCAGCGGACCGACTTCAACGCCATTCTCGACACGCTCAATCTGGGTCTTCTGACCTCGATCGTAGTGATGCTTCGGAACTTCCTCAACCCCCCGTTGGATGATAACAACGGCGGACTGATGGGGCAGGTTCAGGAAGTCTTGGGCGGTTTGCAGGAGTCCCTCTCTGCGTTGACCGCATCCATCAAGGTCGGAACCCTTCTTCTGATCGCAGCTGCTGTGGGAATTCTTGCTGCTTCGGCAGTGGCTCTCGCAACGGTCGATTCCGAGGCTCTTCTGGTCTCTCTGTCGGCAATGACCATCATGTTCGGGCAGCTGCTCGGATTCATGGCGGTCTTTGACGCGATCAGTGGCAGCACCGGCTTCCTGAAGATGGGGATGGTCGCAGCATCCTTCATCGTGCTCGGCATCGCACTCCGAATCCTTGTGTCGTCGGTCATTGCCCTGTCTTCTCTCTCGTGGGAGGAGCTCGGTAAGGGTCTTTCGGCAGTGACTGTCCTCATGGGCATCATGATCGGGGTCAGTCGAACGATGGGTGGCAGCATTGTCGGCCTTCAGGGCACGGCAGTCGCCATGATCCTGCTCGCAGTCGCGCTCAAGATCCTCGCAAGTGCTCTCGGCGACTTCGTCCAGTACAACTGGGAGGAGCTTGGTCGAGGCATGGCTGCAATCGCAGTCGGCATGGGCATTCTGGTCGCTACGTCGCAGCTCATGAAGGGTAGCTTCGTCGGTCTCACGCAGACGGCGCTCGCTATGATCCTCATGGGCGTTGCTCTGAAGATATTTGCTAGCGCCCTTGGCGATTTCACTCAGTTCAGCTGGGAGGAGCTCGGTCGAGGCATGGCAGCCATCGCGGTTGGCATGGGTATCCTCGTCGCAACGTCGCAGCTGATGAAGGGCAGCTTCGTTGGTCTCACGCAGACCGCGATTGCTATGATCCTCATGGGTGTTGCCCTGAAGATCCTCGCTAGCGCCGTTCTCGACTTCGCTTCCATGAGCTGGGATCAGCTGACGCAGGGCTTCATCGGCCTTGTTGGCACGCTTCTCGGTCTTGCGGTGGCGATGCAGGCCATGCCGGACAACCTCCCTCTCCTCGCTCTTGGTCTTCTCGGGATTTCGGTCGCGCTGAACATCATGGCCGCGGCGATGGCGACGCTTGGAGGCATGTCCCCCGAGCAGATGATGATCGCAATCATCGGACTCGGCGCAACGCTGGGTCTCCTGGTGCTTGCAGTCAACGCTCTGTCTGCAACCGCAACTGGAATCGTGGCCATCATGGCCATCTCCGGCGCCCTTCTTGTTCTGGCAATCGCTATGAACATGCTGGGGAGCATGTCGATCGAGCAGATCCTGACGGGCCTTGCGGCTCTGGCAGGCGTGCTGCTTCTTCTCGGCATTGCTGGCTACGTTCTCACCCCGACCATCCCCACTCTCCTCGGGCTTGGAGCCGCCGTGCTCCTGCTTGGTGTGGGTGTGGCACTCGCGGGCGTGGGCGTTGGTCTTCTCGCTGTTGGTCTCACCGCCCTTGGCGTTGCTCTCGCGAGCGTCACCGTGGGTGTGGTCACCTTCATCGCCGGCATCATCGGTCTCATCCCAATGCTCTTCGAGCAGATCGGGTATGGCATCGTTGCTCTGGCGGTGGTTCTCGGCGAGAACATGCCACTGCTGGTCGAAGCAATCGTCACACTGGCCCTCGGACTGATCGAGGCTCTTGGGATCATCGTCCCCGAGCTGATTATTCTGCTTGGCGAGATCGTGATCGCGCTTCTCGACATGCTCGCAACCCTGCTCCCACAGGTGATTGAGCTGCTCGTGAGTCTGATTCTTCAGCTCATCGCAGCGCTTACCGAGATCATCCCCGACATCATCAATCTCGCAGTGCAGATCATTCTGGCCCTTCTCGAGGGTATCCAGACGACCTTCCCTGTGCTGATCGAAACGATGCTCGTTCTGATCATGACGCTTGTGGAAGCAATCGTCACGCTGGTCCCGTTCCTCGTGGACGCGGGCTACCGTCTGATCACCGGGGTCATCAACGGTATTGCCAACAACATTGGCGGTATCATCAATGCGGGTACCAACCTTATCGTCAACTTCCTTGAGGGTATTGGTGCAGCTATCCCGCGGCTTATTCAGGCAGCAGCCGACCTCATCGTCGACTTCCTCCAGGGTATTGCTGATGGTATCCGCAACAACACCTCCCGCATCCAGGCAGCTGGTCGGGATATTGCTTCGGCAATCATCGAGGGTGTCGTTGGTGGTATCACCGGGGGCGTCGGGCAGGTCATCACGGCCGCGCAGAACATGGCTTCGAGTGCACTCAACGCCGCAATGGACTTCCTTGACATCAACTCCCCGTCGAGAAAGTTCCGTGACCAGGTGGGTAAGCCCATGACCGAGGGTGTTGCCGTCGGTATCCTTGCCCTCATCGGTCTCGTCACCTCTGCGTCGGAGAGAGTCGGTTCTGCCGCCATCTCTTCTCTGCAGAGCTCCCTGTCCAACATGAACGACGTCGTCCCCGACAACATCGACATGACGCCTACGATTCGTCCTGTGCTCGACCTGAGTGCTGTGCAGTCCGAGGCCTCTCGCATCGATGACATGATGGCCGCAAACGCTCTGATTGCTTCCGCGAACCTCGATAGTGCTACGGCAATTTCTGAGGAACAGGAGGCGATTCGATCGCAGCGGGATTATGAGACGGGTCCGACCGTGGTCAACAACACCCACACGTTCAACCAAACCAACAACTCTCCGAAGGCCCTGCCTGCGGGTGAAATCTACCGGAGCACCCGGAACCTTCTATCCGCAACCAAGGCCGACATCGCGAAGGGTTAGCACGATGCTGAATGAGTTGACCAGCCTTCGGGCACGAGTTCGCAGCTCGTACAACAACCAAATCCGTCATTCGATCGACGTGGGGTTCATCACACCGAACATTCGTTTGGTGAACATCGATGGACTCGCCGCCGTGAAGACGGACGTTCGAATGGTCGACTCCGGCACGGACGCCGGTGGACTGTATATTTCGTCTCGGGACCCCGAGCGAAACATCGTCCTGACCGTGGAGTTTGATCCAGACCATTCCAGTCCGGAAAACTCCACGGTCACCGGTCTCCGGCAAAAGCTTTCAAAGATTTTTGCTCCCCAGAATCGCGTGGAACTTCTGTTCTACCACGAGTACTTTAATGAAGTGATGTTCATTGTGGGTACGGTGGAATCGAACGACCCCACGCTGTTCTCCGAGGAGACCCAGACCACCATTTCAATTCTGTGTGAGTACCCATATTTCCAGTCGCCGTACGGCGAAGACCCCGCGTTCTTCAATCTTGCAAATACCTTGAGCCCTCAGATGGTTCCGTATGACCAGGATGTCAACGTGGGCTTCGTCTACAGCTTCGACGTCACTGCAGACACGACTGTCTCTCTCGGAATCACGGGAATCACCACAGGGACCGATCTCATTGTCGGTGGTCAGCATCTTGCTGGCGATCGCATTGAAATTTCAACCGGATACGGCAATCGATACGTTCGACGAACAAGAAGTAGTGCCACGCAGACGCTTCTTGGTCGATTTGTCGGCAACCTCCAAGACACCAAGCTGTTTAGCAACGACGACAACTGGTTCCAGATCATCACGCCTGGGTTCACGGCCAATCACAGGATTGCATGGCGTCGTGAAAGGGGAAGTGTGTAAGGATGGACTTCCGAATCGGATCGACGAACCTCGACCCCGAGCACCCGATCGAGGATTTCGAGAGTATGGTGTGGACCGAAAGGTTCAACGCCTTTGGTGACTTCGAACTCACCATGAAGAAGAGCAAGAAGAACCTGGCCCGTTACGCTCCAGGCGACTTCATCTTCAACGATGGCCCCACGGTCATGATGCTCGAGACCAGGGACACGACTGAGCCCAATCTCATCAAGTACACGGGCAGATCTCTCGAAGCATTCCTCAAGTTCCGAGGAAACCTCAGCCCTGGCTCTCAGGGCGAGCGCCTGACGGGAACGTACAAGCAGCTTATGCGATATTTCGTCAATCGCTACTGCATCGATGCGACTACCGCTGGTGTCAACAAGCTCCCTAACCTGTATCTCCCCACGGAAGACACGTCGGGCACGATCAATCAAGACATTGAGGTCCGTCGAGGCACGATTTACGACATTGTGAAGTCTTTGGCTGATGCAGGAGGTCTCGGCTTTGCGATTGAGCGTCGTGCGCAGTCCAACGGTGCATATTTGCTCGCCTTCACCACAAAGAGCGGCGCAAACACGAGCTACAACCCCGACGACTCCTTCTACACGGAGGCGTCAGAAGCCAACGGCAAGCTTCTCAACGTCAAGGAGCTCGAGTCGAGTGCGAACTACAAGAACCACGCGTATATTGTAGGCGCCAAGGAAGTGCACAACTACTATCCGCCTGGGATTCCTTCGACGATCTCGGGATGGGCTAAGCGTACGCTTCTGGTCAACGCTACGGACATCGACACCGGAACTCCGTCGCTGGATTGGTCTCTTCTTCGCCTTCGAGGGATCGAGGCACTGGCTGAGTACAACAATCGGTATATTCGGATGGTCGATGCCGAAGTTCCGCCCCCCACGCTCGGTAATCTTCGCACGTCGACTGGTTATATCGTTGGTCAGACCGTTCTCATTCGTAAGCGGGACGGTGGACGGACGCCAATGCTCGTGACCGAGGTCGTGCACTCTCAGGATTCCGAGGGATACCGCAGCACCCCGACATTTGTCGACCCCAGCAACTTGTAAGAAGGAGAAAACATGGATGTAACCAAGGGCACCAGCCTGATCACCACGCAGAGCACCTACGACACCTGGAAGGACATCATCACGATCGTCTTCCCCGGTGCAGGAGCGCTGTACGCCGGACTCGCGCTCATCTGGGGCTTCCCGTTTGCCGAGGAGGTCGTCGGAACCATCGCTCTGATCGTCACCTTCGGCAGCATCCTGCTCAAGGTGGCGTCCAAGCAGTACGAGAACGCCCAGCCGGCACCTCCTCTCGAGGGTGGAATGGTGGTCGTCAACACGACGAGCATTTCCGCAGACCCTGTCTCCGCAAGCTTCACGGTCGACCCCCTCACCCTTCCCACTGGCACGGACCTTCTGATGACGGTTCGCAACGACAGCAACCCCGACGAGCTTCCCGATAACGCGCCCTCGCAGGACTAACACGTCCTATAGTGAGACCCCCTCTTTGAAAGGAGAAGCGCGTGTTCGGTAAGACCAGCACCAAGCCCAACTTCAACAAGGAGATCACCTCCGTCCTCGAGCAACTCGACGGCATGAGCGTGACGACCCCGGAGTACGCAGAGACCCTAACGATCCTCGAGCGCCTCGCCAAAGTCCAGACCCAGCACAAGGGAAAGACCCAGGTGAGCGCCGACGCGATCGTGACGGCCGCTGCATCCCTCGGTGGCATCGCACTCATCCTCGGCTTCGAGAGGGCCCACGTGATCACCACGAAGGCGTTGGGCTTTGTAGCAAAGCTCAAGTAACACCCGCCCATCACCAGATAGGCATCACAAACAGAGAACGCGTGTAGAACGTAACAATCATCTACACGCGTTCTCTGTTTCTGTCTTATAAATTTTCTCCGATCAAAATGTGAGTCTCGCAGGATCTACAGGCCATATAATGAGACCCCTACCCACTTCACACAAGGAGATACCCATGTTCGACAAGATCGCAACCGGCATCGTCCTCACGTCAGTCGTGAGCCTCGGAGTCATCGCAACGATCAACATCGAGAAGCTCTACCGCACTCGAGTCAAGCTCATCAACACCGAGCTGAAGCTCAAGGCGGCAGAGGAACTCTCGAAGAAGCTCGTCCACGCGATGCCCTCCGACCAGCTCGTCGACTTCGCCGCTGAGAACATGTCGCCGGAAGCATTCGAGGCATGGGGCACCGCCGTGCTCGCAAGCAGGCAGTAGCCCTCAAGGGTGTAACCAGCAATGGTTACATTCTTTCTCCTCGCAAGATTTACAGGGCCTATAGTGAGACCCCCTAATTCTAAGGAGAACATCATGGAGACCCAGACCCCCCTCGCAGTCCTGTCCAAGATCGACTTCGCCAAGGTCGTCGGCCAGCAGGCCACCATCGCATTCGCCGTCACGGCGGGTTCGCTGGCTGGTATCACGGTCGTCGGCGCAGGCATCGTCCTCATCGACAGCATCATCGAGAAGCGTAAGGCTTCCAAGAACGACAACTGAGAACCACCCCTCAAGGAGAGAGTACCCTAACCGGTGCTCCCTTCTTTTTCGTTTCGAGAAAGGCAGACCCATGTTCGACAAGATCCCGGCCGCAACCACCGCAGCCATCGAGAAGACCACGCCCATCATCCTCTCGGCATCGCAGCTGGCGGACAGCATCGAGGAGTTCGTCTCCTACCGTCAGCTCGCATACCAGAAGGGCTACAACAAGGGTCTCTTCGTCGGTGTCGTCGCGACCATCGTCATCGCCACGGCCATCAACCACTACGACAAGAAGCAGGGTACGTGGAAGTCGTAGACTACGTCCTCTTCGCTCTCATCGTGATCGGTGGACCTCTCGGTCTTCTCATATTTGCAGCCGTCTCCGCTGTTCGTAGCTACAACCGCGAAGACGATGCTCGCAAGAATGACACCGGCTATAGTGAGAAGATCTAGAGTACCCCACTCCGCCGAAACCTCGGCTTGATCAAGCATGCGACTTCTCATCATATTTTTCTCTTGAAAGGAGAACCTCATGATGAAAACCGGAAGGTTTCGAAGAGTCTACGTCGTGAAGTTTCCTGACGGTCGTCAAGAGACATACGACGAGTACGGAAGCCTCTACGAGCTTGGAAAAGCTCTCCGATCCGAAGGGATCGATACCGATACCCTGACTCTCATCTCCGGCGAGCCCTACAAGCTCTAACGTTTCTCTTGAAAGGAGAACTAATGCCTCTTCCCTCCTCGACGCTCGACTACACCATCGGCTCGATGCCGTTCTGGTTCGGGCTTCCCCTCTTCTTCATCCTCCTGCTCATCCTCGCGATGCAGTGGCGACGCGCCGTCGTCGTTCGCAGACGCGCAGAGGTCAAGCTCCCCACCGGCAACATGTCGGCTGCCGGAACACCCAAGCCCCGCTCTAAGGAGTACCGCAAGTGAAGGACCAGATCATCACGATCGCCCGGTCTGCATTCAAGCAGATCTCGGACAACTCGCCCACCATCCTGACCGCCCTCGGCGCAACGGGTGTCGTGGGTACAGCTGTCCTCGCCGCTCGGGGTCACCGCGACGCTCGAGCAGCAATCATGCGTCAGAAGCATGTCCTCACGGGCATGGATGACGGCGAGTGGACCTACCAGGAGGTGCTCCAGGCCCTCGAGCAGATCGAGATCCCGCCGGCGGATGTCTTCAAGCTCACCTGGTCGCACTACCTGCCGGCCGCCGTCACGGGCGCGGCATCGATCGCGTGCATCATCGGCGCCAACTCGATCCACACGAGGCGTCAGGCCATCCTGATGAGCGCCTACACCCTCTCCGAGCGTGCTCTCAACGAGTACCAGGCGAAGGTCCAGGAGGTCATCGGCGAGAAGAAGGCTGAGGCGATCAAGGATGAGGTCGCCAAGGATCGTGTGCTCGCCACGCCGTCAGACGCCTACGTCCCGCCGTACCAGGGCAAGGGTCAGCTGTGCCAGGACTCGCAGTCCGGTCGATATTTCTGGGCAACCCCGGAGCAGATCGACCGAGCTGAGAACGAGGTCAACCAGATGATCCTCAACGACGGTCATGCCTCGCTCAACGACTTCTACCGGCGCATCCCGGACGAGGAACTGGGGCCGATCGCTGCAGGCGAGGAGCTCGGGTGGACCAACGGTACCCTCATCGGTCTCCGCAAGACCGCGGTGCTGACGCCCGAGGACAAGACCGTACTCTTCATCGAGTACACGACCGATCCCATCCGCAACTACTGGCGCGCGCACCCCTACGAGCGCTGACCAACGTTCGGGGACGGTGCATATTTTGGCCGTCCCCGACACCCAATCGCTCTTGAAAGGAGCACATCATGGATTCCAAGACCTTCGACGACGTCATCGAGCACGTCGACAACATCTCGCGTGACACCCTCATGAAGAAGAACGGTGCCTACAACCCGAGCGAGGACAAGCTGGCCGGATTCAAGACCGCCGCAAACCTCCAGGGTATCACCCCTCGTGAGGCGTGCGTCGGTATGATGGCCAAGCACATCGTCTCCGTCTTCGACATGGTCGGAGCAGAAGGACCGTTCGACGAGGAAGTCTGGGACGAGAAGATCGGCGACTCGATCAACTACATGTACCTCCTTCGTGCGCTCATCGTGGAGGAGACCATGGATCGACTCGAGCGCGAGGACAAGATGATCGAGGATGCGCAGACCATGTCCAGCGAGCGTGTCAACGCCGAGGCTCGCAAGAACACGATGGAGTACTACATCGACCGTCCGAACGAGCCGATCCCGGAGGGGTATTCGACCGAGGTTCGGGAGGAGATCCAGCAGAAGCGCAAGGAAGCCGAGATCGAGCGCTTCCAGAAGGATCCCTACAAGCCCACGGCAGCCGAGCAGACCCTCATCGGCAAGCTCGTGAACAATCCCGACGCCTCCATCCCCGAGGACAAGCCGCAGGGGTTCAAGGACGCGGTCGAGTTCGGTCGAAGGCTGGCCAAGGGAGCTCACGCCCAGTAGATCCTCGCAGGATTTACACGCCCTATAGTGAGACCCCTCATTCACCCTCAACCCAAGGAGTAATCCCATGGACGCAGAGAAGAAGAACTTCCTCGAGACCCTCAAGGCCAACAAGGAGACCATCATCCGTCGCACCCTGCTCGTCGCAGGCGTCGTCGGTGGCATCGCAATCGCCACCGTCATCGCCTCCGCAGCAGCCAAGCAGTCGGATGAGGCCGCCCTGGAGGCCCTGGAGGACTCGGAGCTCGTCTTCCTCGAGCCCATCGACACCCCCGTCGAGAGCTGAGACCCTCACCCGAAGGGAGCGTATAGTAGCAATACCGTACGCTCCCTTCTTCTCTCTTTGTCTGCATATTTGGAAAGGATGAGTTTTCAAATGGTCATTCCTGTCGGCTTCAACGACGATCACCTCCCTGCGCCACCCCGCGTGCCAGGAACAGATCTTAGCGACATGGATCGCAGACTCATGGAGGTCTGGGGGCGGTACTACGCACGCTCCGGCGGTCGTGACAACCACGCACTGGCTTCTGCTGCCACATATCTGAATCTCGCAATCACGGATCTGGAGATCCAGCGGGTGAAGAAGTGGTGGTCCAACGGCGTCCTCGACTACGCCCAGGATCAAGACACGGTAGACAAGTTCGTGGACGATCTCGAGATCTTCGCAAACATCCTTCTGGGCTAGAGCCCATATTCTCTTGAAAGGAGAACCACGTCTGATGGCGGGTAAAGCAATCGGTTTCGTCAACCCTCAGGGTCGCTACGAGGTGTCATATTTCTTCACGGAGATCGACAACGAGGAGCGAGCCATCCTTCAAACGGGCCTCAACGAGCGTGCCCAGGAGCACTTCAAGGCGATGGAGGCAGCCTGATGGGCAAGCGAGGACGACCCGTCACGTTGGATCAACTTGCAAAGCAAGGGATTCGACCAAACTTCCTTCGCCCGGAAGATCGCCTTCCCGAGGAGATGATTCCAGGTCCGAAACTGCCGGGCAGTGCAACGACCTTCGATCCGCCCCTCACGTTCGACACATCAACCCTCGACCATCCCTTCTACAAGGAGAAGACCATGCTGCCCGACACCACCATGGGCCCGATGGGCCTTACCTCCTCGCACGACAGCGAGAGCGACCCCGACCAGTACCTGACCAAAGCGAAGGACATCGTCAGGAACTTCGTCGACTCGTACCTCCAGAACAACCCCGAGCACCGCATGGAGATGCCCCACTACGAGGTCTACATCGTGTGGTTCTCCAAGGTGCTCAAGAACTGGAAGGCCGTCCTCTCGACGAGCCTCCCTGACGGACGCATCTACGAGGTCACCTACAACGGCGAGAAGGCTGAGGCCTACCTCGACTCGTACATGAAGACCCAGAACGCCGTGTTCGCCGATGACCTCGGCCGCGGCCTTCCCCGCTAACCACAACCACAACCCAGAAAGTAGGCATATTTCATGCTGACCCTTCCCCTGACCTACCCCAACCCGTTCACGAACGAGGACGAGACGAAGAACTTCTACTTCAACCTCACCCTCGCCGAGCTCAACGAGCTCAACGCGGACATGTCGGGCAACAACCTCATCCAGCGCGTCAAGGCGATGGGCGAGCGCGACCCCGAGATGTCGGAGACGTTCCGCACCCTTCGCGACCTCGTGCACGTGTCCTACGGCCAGCGAGTCACCGGCCAGAACGGCGAGATCGAGTTCATCAAGACCGAGATCGGCAAGCAGGGCTTCCTCGCTTCGGAGGCATATTCTGCCTTCATGGAGCAGATGTCGAGCGACGCCGACTTCGCGAGCAAGTTCGTGAACGGCGTCATGCCCAAGCGACTCCTCGAGCAGATGGACACGCCCGACGGCAACGCCGATGGCCTCACGCCTCGTCAGCGCTCGGAGCAGCGCATGCAGGGTCGTCGTGGTCCCGGTGGCAAGCAGCGTTCGCCCCTCGGTGGCAGCGTGAGCAAGGCTCAGCTCGAGTTCGAGGAGAAGCAGGCCGAGCGCATCCAGGGTGCGCAGGTCGAGCTCCAGCGCGAGGACATCGTCGAGGAGTCGGACCGCGCTCGTCGCAAGCGTGAGCTGCAGGAGCAAATGGACGCACTCGACAACACTCCTTCGGAGACGGAGGAGGAGAAGTCCGCTCGCGAGTACCAGGAGTTCCTCGCCTGGAAGGCCTCGCAGGCCTAAGTAAGCCCTTGTGAGGGTGTGGGGGTACATGCCGAGTCTGGTCTCAACTTACCGGCTGTACTGAAATGACCTGTAAGGCGCCCCCGCCCTCGCAAGAACTGCATGGCCTATAGTGAGAACCCATTTTTCATCCCTCACCAAGGAGAACCACATGAACAAGCTCGCCATCGTCAAGGGCGTGTCCCACGTCGTCGTGTCCGTCGGTGTCGGAGCGGTCCTCGGGAATGCCATCCAGGCGACCTCCCCCATCAACGCAAGCACCCTCAACACGGTGCTGACCGCGGTGGGCAAGTTCGCGCTGGGCGGCATCCTCGCGGACGCTTCGACCAAGTACGTCAACACGATCATCGAGGACACCGCCAAGGCATTCAAGGCCGGCAACACCATCGTGATCGACCCCTCGACCACGGACGAGAAGTAACCCCTCAAGAGGATAAGACCCTAAACCAGTCTTATCTTCTTTCTTCGGTCCCCGAGTTTTTCTCTTGAAAGGAGAACCAGATGCGTAAGATAATTCTTGCTCGCGAGGTCGTTCCCGGAACCATCATGGATAAGAGTCTTGACTCCGAGGTGTTCACCGTCAGGCAGGCATATCTTGCCCCTGCGACGGGCACCATGAACGGACAAGAGATGGTTATCCGAGGTCCTCTTGGGATCGTCATCAAGCGAGACGCAGACGCGAAAGTTTCCGTCCTGGTCTAGTCATATTCTCTTGAAGGGAGAAGAACAATGGTGACCAACAACCACTACCACTACAACCGGCGTCGTCCGAGCTTCCTCGGGTTCCTGGGGCACATCGTCGCGACCATCCTCACTGGCGGGCTGTGGCTCGTCGGTATGGGCATCTACGCCCTGTACAAGTACATCTCGAAGTAAGGCAGCCATATGGCAACCCCAGAGGTCCCTTCCAACTCGCGCAACCCCAAGCCTGAGAAGAAGCAGCCCGTCGTCAACTACCAGAGCCTCCCGAAGAACGGGGAGGAGGTGGCCAAGGCCGATCGCGAGCCGGTCGGTCAGATCGCGGCCGGAAAGACCCGGAAGCGCCCCCTCGGATCCAAGATCGCAGAGGCGTTCACGGGCGACGACGCGAAGACCGTGGGTCACTACGTGTTCTACGACGTGGCGCTGCCCATGCTTCAGGAGCTGGTCGTGAAGTCGGGTCAGGAGGCACTCTCCAGGCTCATCTTCGGTTCCTCCCGTCTCCCCAGCACGACCACGCGATCCGGCTTCGTGAACTACCAGGCGCTCTCGCAGAAGAGTTCGTCCAGCGTCGTCGGTCGTGCGGCCGAGCCAGATGGTCCTCGTGGGCTCTCGAATCAGTCTCGAGCGCTCATGAACTACGACGAGATCGTGCTGGCGTCTCGTGCCGACGCAGAGCAGGTGCTGTTCGCACTTCGTGACCGCATCGAGCGCTACGACGTCACGACGCTCTCGGATCTGCTCGAGATGATCGGTGTGTCGCCCGACTTCACGGATCACAAGATCGGCTGGTTCGACCTGAGTCGAGCTGCCGTGACCGGACCCATTCGAGGTGGCGGATATCTGCTGAACCTCCCCAAGGCGGAGGCGATCCAGTAATGGACGACGAGACGTTCCACGACAACCTGGAGGGACTCCACCCCCTGCAGATCGGCGCGGTGGTGTGGGTCCAGATAACGGAGGTCGTCAGCGATCGTGTCATGACGGAGGTTGGCGTTCTCCGAGGCTACATGCACGACACAGGGACGAACACCCTTCGCTGGACACTCGGATTCCACCCGGAAGAGGGTTCGGAGACGGGAAGTATCATCCCACTCGACAACTTCAAGGTGAAGTTCGTCAGCATCTAGTACAAGGAGATATTCCAGATGGCAACGATCGTCAGCAACGCGGAGAAGCCCCTCAACCTCGACGTGATCCTCAGCATGGCGTGCTCGAACCCCCACGACTTCAAGGCGTGGAACGATTTCGAGCAGACGAACCGCCAGCGACGTGCAGAGGGTCTTGAGCCGCTCGTGTACGACGGCTGGATGCGGTACGACCTCCAGGTTCACTGCACGCAGATCGTGATCGTCGCCAGGGGAACCCTCGATGGCGGTTACGAGATCCGTGAGTACTTCCTCGAGGACCACTGATGTCGATCGAGCAGATGAAGGCCGCCATCTTGGACGCCCGTCCGGGATATTTCCACCGAATCAAGAGCATGCCGGATCACCAGATCGCTGCGATCTACAACCGCATGCTCAGCCAGAACCAACTCTGAAAGAAGAAACGAGAGATGAAGATCAATCTTCCCCCCGCGGTCACCCGAGCGGTCGGCCGTAGCGTCCTCCAGGCGCAGAAGCACTCCCCCGAGATCCTCGTCGCAGCCGGTATCGCCGGTTTCGTCACCGCGGGCGTCCTGGCCGTCAAGGCAACGCTGAAGGTGGAGCCGGTCATCGACCAGCACACCGAGAACGTCGAGATCATCACGTCCATCCAGGCCACCAGCGACGCCAGCCAGGCGCTCCAGAAGAAGGAGCTGTCGAAGCAGTATCGCCACACGGCGTTCGAGCTGACGAAGCTCTACGGTCCGTCGGTGACGCTCGCCATCGCCTCGGCCGCCTGCATCATCGGTGCACACGGCATCATGCGCAAGCGGAACGTCGCTCTCGCCGTCGCCTACAAGGGCGCGGAGCGGATGCTCGAGGAGTACCGCAAGCGTGTCGAGTCGGAGATCGGCATCGACAAGGAGCAGGAGCTCTACCACGGCCTCGTCGAGAAGGAGATCGTGGGTGAGGACGGCAAGACGCAGAAGGTGATGACTCGTGAGGGCAACACCTTCTCGCTGTACGCTCGACTCTTCGATGAGTCGAACCCGAACTGGCGAAGCGACTCGGACTACAACCTCACCTTCCTCCGCAGCATCCAGGATCACGCCAACCACAAGCTCCGTACTCGTGGCCACGTCTTCCTGAACGAGGTCTACGACTGGCTGGGCATGGAGCGCAGCTCGCTCGGTGCCATGGCTGGCTGGCTCTACGAGGAGGGCGGCGACGACTACATCGACTTCGGCCTCTACGACAACGTCGCCAACTCGGCAGCGTTCGTGGCGGGACTCGAGAAGAACGTCTGGATCGACTTCAACGTGGACGGACCGATCCACACCCGCATCTGAAGGGATATTCCCATGGCGCTGCTCGATGAGCACAGCGTCGACATGATGATCTAGAAAGGGACCTCATGGCCCTCCTGTACGTATACACCTACCTGCATGAGGGCCGTGAGGTCCACTTCTACGCTTCCGAGCGTAGGCTCGCAGATCAACAGTTCAAGGATGCGTTCAACAAGACGCCCCTCGATGACCAGTTCGTCCGCCGGGATCGCTGGTAACCATATTCTCTTGAAAGGAGAACGCATCATGAAGAAGTATCTCGCAGCCGCGGCTGCAGCAACGCTCGGTCTCGGTGGACTCGTCCTGGGTACCACCGCAGCCTCCGCCCACACGGCAACCGCCGACATCTCGTGCGAGAGCTGGTCTGCCAGCGCCACCGCATACGACGAGGCTGCGTACGGCACGGTCATCGCCGACGGCGTCGTCATCCACGAGGGCGCTTTCAACGGCAACGGCTCCTACACGAACGTTCCGTGGGCATCCGAGGCGGACTCGCACCGTCTGCAGGTCACGATCGACTCGACCGAGGACCAGTACGACTACTCCTACGACCAGACGGTCACCGGATGCATCACCGAGGTTCCCCCGACGGAGGAGCCCCCGGTCGTCACGCCGCACATCCAGGACTACGTGGGCAACTGCGACGCCGCCTTCGTGCTCGACAACCTCGGCTCGACCGTGGACGTCACCTACACGATCAACGGCATCGACTTCCTCGTCTCAGCTGGTACGGCCGTCCACACGGACGCGGACGGAACCCGAATCGAGCCCTCGACCACCAACACCTACGTCATCACGACCGACACGGGTGCGAGCTGGGAGTTCCAGGGTGGTGACTGCGAGACGATTCCTCCGACCGAGGAGCCGCCCGTGGAGCCCGAGGAGCCGGTGGTCTACCCGCCGAACGGCAACGTCTTCCTGCAGTGCGACTCGTTCCTCGTGGTGGCGGATAACCTGCCGGCCGGATCGATCGCTCGCGTCTACGTGAACGCCGTTCTCTTCGACGAGAAGGCGGCTGTGGGCGGCTCGTACACGCTGCGTGGTTCCTTCCCGGAGGACTACCGCGTGGTGCACCTGATCGTGACGAACGAGGCTGGCGAGACGATCGTCGACATCATCCAGAACAACCAGGACTGCAACTTCCCGACGCCTCCCGCCGAGGTGTGCGAGGGAGATGAGGTCCAGGCTGAGGACGGTTCGTGCGTCCCGCCAACGTTCTACGAGCCCGAGATCGGAACGCCCATCAGCTCCGAGGCACCTGTCGCACCCGCACCGTCGGCAAGTGCGCCGCAGGCGCTGCAGGAGCAGGATGAGCTGCCTCAGACGGGCAACGAGCTCGCTCTGGGTGGTGGTCTGCTGGCGTTCGGCCTGATCGTCGCCGGCGTCATCGCTCGACGGTTCGCGAACCGCTAAGTCCGCATATTTGGTGGGGTACGGTACACAGCTGACTGTACCCCACCACTTCCCCCAAGGAGACCTCTCGTGAACACCCCCAAGCCCAAGGATCGTCGGAAGCCGGTCGCAAAGACCGAGGACAAGAAGACGCCCTTCGTCCACAAGCCGCACCTGACCGATCGCCCGATGAAGAACCACACTGGCCTCCAGGACCTCCTGCGAGACATGGGCGGTGCGCCTCGTCGTCGGACGATCCCGAACCCCAAGAAGAAGTAATGGCGGGCGAAGTCTGGCGCTACACCGGTAGGAAGTACAAGGATGGGATCGAAGTCCCATTTTTGACCTACAAGTGTAAGTCGACCGCAATCGCCCCCGCCAAGCACGACCGAGTCACATCCACGCATTCCTGCAAGATCCACATCGACCACGATGGTGATCATATTTGCATCTGCGAGAAGAAGTGGCCAAACAAGAACTCTCAGAAGGAGAACGAAACGCGATGAACTACAACACGCTGACCCTCGGGGTGGGCATCGGCATCGTGATCGGTGCCGTCCCTACCTTCTTCATCACGAAGAAGATCGTCACCCAGTCTGCCCAGGAGCGCGCGGACGCCGAGATCGCCGAGGTGACGGAGCGCTTCGCCAAGCTCAACAAGGTCGGGCAGTACGCAGACCCTTCGGCGCTGGCCCAGGAGCTCGGATACGTCACCACCGACACCGAGGACCCCACCTACGATGAGGCAGTTGCCGCTGAGGCGGTTCGAGTTCCGGTGATCGAGGTGTCTGAGGCGGATTCGGACGACGTCGAGGGCGTCGAGCCGCCGAAGCTTCCTCTTCCCTCGGACGTTCCTCAGCGACGCAACCTCTTCGAGGAGGCTGAGCGGATCGAGGCGAACATCAGCCAGGAGGAGATCGAGGCACGAAGCCCCGAGAACCCCTACATCATCACGGCTGAGGAGTGGGGCGACAACAACTCGCCCTTCGAGAAGATCACGCTCACGTACTACACGGACGGAACGCTCGCGGACGACCACGACAAGCCCGTCGAGGACAAGGGGACGCTCGTCGGTCTCGAGAATCTGCAGCGCTTCGGTACCTACTCGAGGGACCGTGAGATCGTGTACGTGCGCAACGAGAAGCACGATGCCGAGTTCGAGATCGTCCGCAGCGACCAGGACTACATCCAGATGATGAACGAGCAGTAGGAGGTGTGATGAAGTGGATCCCGTGATCGATGAGGGATATTTGGAGTGGCTGTACAGCCAGGTTGGCGCTGCCAGCAACCGAAATCCCGCACGGTCCCATTGGTCTTTGACCAAGCAGCTTCATAGCAAGCCGTTCCGCACTGTCGTCTCTCGGGATGACAACCGGGCCGTGGACGGGGTCGTGCTGCGACAGGAATTCCTCTTGGAGTCCCAGTTTGCAGCCGACCCCGTCTGGCTTGCTATGGATGCGTCCATGCTCGAGGTTCTTGTTGCACTGTCGCGACGAGCAGCTTTCGTGTCCGATGGCGTGTCGCTCGAATGGTTCTGGAAGATGCTTCAGAACGTCGAGATGCACCGCTACACGGATGATATTTATGATGAAGCGATCTACGAGGCCGTTGACCGGTCCTTGGAGATCATCCTCGACCGTCGGTATCGACCCAATGGCGTAGGCGGGTTCTTCCCACTTCATCATGCACATCACGATCAGCGAACAATTGAGCTGTGGTATCAGCTGAACTCCTATATTCTGGAGAACACAGACATCGCCACGGCCCCTTGATGGACCTGAGATAAGGAGTTTTGTGGATTTTTACACCATCAAGGAAGTCCTGCAGAAGAACGGGGTCATCGAGATCTTCCCCGACTTCAAGGTTACTCGCTCCTCGGACCTCATGGTGCGGGGTAAGTCCTTCTATGCCGTGTGGGACGAGGAGCGGGGCCTGTGGTCGACGGATGAGTACGACGTACAGAGACTTGTGGACGAGCACCTGTGGCGTCACCGCAATTCCAAGACGGATGGCGTGTACTCGGTCAAGCTCATGAGCGACTTCTCGAGCGGCGTGTGGCGCCAGTTCAAGAACTACATGACGCTGGTGTCCGACCACTACATCCAGCTCGACCAGGACCTCACCTTCAGCAACACCGAGGTGAAGAAGACCGACTACGTGTCGAAGCGCCTGCCCTATCCTCTTGTCACGGGGGATATTTCAGCGTACGACGAGCTCATTGGCACGCTGTACAACGAAGACGAGCGAGCAAAGCTCGAATGGGCGATCGGTGCGGTCATTGCCGGAGACGCCAAGAGCATTCAGAAGTTCCTGGTGCTCTATGGTGCGGCCGGTAAGGGCAAGTCCACCATGCTCAACATCATCATGAAGCTCACGGAGGGGTATCACACCACCTTCGAGGCTAAGGCACTGACCTCTGCCGGCAACCAGTTTGCCATGGAGATGTTCGGAAACAACCCTCTCGTGGCTATTCAGCACGACGGTGACCTTTCCCGCATCGAGGACAACACGAGGCTCAACTCGATCGTCGCCCACGAAGACATGCTCATCAATGCCAAGTTCAAGGCGCCCTACACCGCAGCGGTGATGGCGTTCCTGTTCATGGGTACGAACAAGCCGGTCAAGATCACGGACGCAAAGTCCGGTATCATTCGACGACTCATCGACGTGCAGCCTTCGGGTAACATGCTGCCGTTCAAGCGGTATCAAGCACTCATGTCCCAGATCGACTTCGAGCTCGGTGCAATTGCACATCACTGCCTGAGCATCTATCGATCCATGGGTAAGGACTACTACGGCAAGTATCAGCCGACCGAGATGATGCTGCAGACGGACGTCTTCTACAACTTCATTGAGTCATATTTCGATGTGTTCATGGAGCAGGACGGCGTTCAGCTGGCGCAGGCTTACAAGATGTACAAGGAGTTCGCGGATGACTCGAACCTTGAGTTCAAACTTCCGCTGCACAAGTTCCGTGAGGAGCTGAAGAACTACTTCGGAGGGTATGTGGATCGCGGTTTCGTCGATGGCGTTCGTGTCCGCAGTTACTACACCGACTTCCAGCGGGACAAGTTCCGCCCACAGATCGAGGATACTGCCAGCTTCTCGCTGGTGTTGGATGAGACCACCTCGATATTTGACCAGATGTTCGCGGACCGACCGGCTCAGTATGAGAAGGAGAACGGTTCTCCTACGGACTTCTGGGAGAATGTGAAGACGACTCTCGCCGACCTTGACACGTCACAGACGCATTACGTGAAGGTTCCTGTGAACCATATCGTGATCGACTTCGACCTCGTGGACGACGAAGGCAACAAGTCGCTGGAGAAGAACCTCGAGGCTGCCAGTAAGTGGCCGGCAACCTACGCGGAGTTCAGCAAGTCTGGTGGTGGGGTGCACCTGCACTACAACTACACAGAGGATCCCACTCAGCTCGGTAGGATTTACGACGATCACATCGAGATCAAGGTCTATGAAGGCGGTGCCGCACTTAGGAGACGACTGTCCCACTGCAACAACGTTCCTGTTGCAACCCTCAATGGCGGACTTCCGCTGAAGGAGAAGAAAAAGATGCTGACGGATCAGACGATCCAGAGTGAGCGGGCCCTCCGCAATCTCATCATGCGGAACCTGCGGAAGGAGATCCACCCGGGCACCAAGCCCTCGGTCGACTTCATCCACAAGATCCTGTCCGACGCGTACGAGCAGGGTCTGACGTACGATATTTCGGATCTGCAGCCGGCGATCATGTCGTTTGCTGCGAACTCGAACAACCAGGCTGCGGCATGTCTGAAGCTGGTGGCTCAGATGAAGTTCAAGTCGGCTGTGCCTTCCGACGGCTCGCCTGACGCCGCGGTGAGCCTCAAGGACGACCGTCTGGTCTTCTTCGATGTCGAGGTCTTCCCCAACGTCCTCATGATCAACTGGAAGTTCCGTGGTTCCCCCACGATCGTCCGCATGATCAACCCGTCGCCGGAGCAGGTCGAGGAGCTGTTCAAGCTCAAGCTGGTTGGCTACAACTGCCGCCGCTACGACAACCACATCCTGTACGCCCGTTCGATGGGATATTCGATCGAGCAGGTGTACAAGAAGTCGCAGGAGATGATCACGCAGGGCAAGGGCTACTTTGCCGAGGCGTACAACCTCTCCTACGTCGACATCTACGACTTCGCGTCGAAGAAGCAGTCGCTCAAGAAGTGGCAAGTCGAGCTGGGGCTGAAGCACCAGGAGCTTGGTGAGCCGTGGGACGAGCCGCTGGACGAGTCCAAGTGGGAGAAGGCGTCCCTCTACTGCGACAACGATGTGCTCTCCACGGAGGCCGTCTTTGAGAACCGTCACGGAGACTTCGTGGCGCGTCAGATCCTGGCGGACCTCTCGGGTCTTCCGGTCAACTCGTCGACGCAGCAGCACACCGCTCGCATCATCTTCGGTCGCGATCGTGAGCCGCAGCAGAAGTTCATCTACACCAACCTCGCGCTCGAGTTCCCGGGCTACGACTTCGACCTCAAGCGTCCTCGTGGCGAGTGGTCGATGTTCCATGGCGAGGCTGTGGGTGAGGGTGGATACGTCTACGCGGAGCCTGGCATCTACGAGGACGTCGCCGTGCTGGATATTCAGTCCATGCATCCGGCTTCCCTCATCGAGCTCGAGCACTTCGGACCCTACACGGAGCGGTTCGACATGCTCCGCAAGGCTCGTGTCGCGATCAAGCACGGTGACTACGCGTCGGCGCGCAAGATGTTCGACGGCAAGCTCGAGCCTCATCTCGAGGACGAGTCGACGGCCGAGGACCTGTCCTACGCGCTGAAGATCGCCATCAACATCGTGTACGGTCTTACCTCTGCCTCGTTCCCGAATCCCTTCAAGGACCCGAACAACATCGACAACATCGTCGCCAAGCGCGGCGCGCTGTTCATGGTGCTGCTCAAGCAGTTCGTCCAGGACAAGGGATATTCTGCCATCCACATCAAGACCGACTCGATCAAGATCCCGAACGCCAATCCGGAGATCATCGACGCTGTCATGGAGTTCGGGCAGGAGTACGGCTACATCTTCGAGCACGAGGAGACGTACCAGAAGATCGCACTCGTCAACGATGCGGTCTACATCGCGAAGACCAAGGACGGGCGTAAGCCCGCGCACTGGACCGCTACCGGCGCCCAGTTCCAGCACCCTTACGTCTTCAAGACCCTGTTCAGCGGCGAGGAGGTCGTGTTCCGCGACTTCTGCGAGGCGAAGCAGGTCACCGGCGCGATGTACCTGGACTACTCGGCAGGCGACGACCTGGAGGAGACCGCCACGGCTCGGAAGTCTCGGAAGAAGGTTCCCGAGATGGTCGAGTCGAACGAGGAGCTCGAGGTCCCGATGTACCTGGAGGCTGAGGAGAAGGAGGCTGACGTCACCGAGGGGCTCACGTTCATCGGCAAGGTCGGACTCTTCGTCCCCGTGCTCAAGGGTGGCGCCAAGCTCGTGCGCGTCAAGGACAACAAGCTGTACGCGGTGGGTGGCACCAAGGGCTACCGCTGGGCTGAGGCAGACACGTTCGAGCAGGGTGGCAACATGGATGACATCGACATGTCATATTTCATGGCCCTCGCGGAGGCAGCTCGGAAGAACATCGAGCGCTTCGGTTCCTTCGAGGAGCTCGTCGATGCCTGAAGAGAAGAGTGGTGCGAGCGAGACGGCTGCTGACGGTCTCACGTTCGACGACTTCACGGTCGACCAACCTCTGAAGTTCGCGGGACGGGCGCTGGCAGATCGTCAGCGTACCGTCCCGGTGTTCCCCTACCCACTTCCGGCTAGGAATCTCTACACCAATGAGGTGGGCACCGCGTTCGGTACAGCAACCATCGATCTCGAGTCGGGCGAGATCGTCATCAAGCTCGGAAACGGACCCGATGCCGAGCAGATCAAACAGAACCTGAGGACCATGCAGGAGTTCTACTTGTCTGGCCTCCATATTCGAGAGGACATGCGACCATGACCGAAGATTCCGAGCTGAAGGGCGTCGGAGACGAGCTAGTCTTCGAGGAGATGTTCATCCCGGAGCCCGAGGGCCCCCGAGTCGAGATCCATCTGCCGAACGGAGACGAGACCCGACACGTCGGATACGGGATCCTCGACGAGGTGGGTGAGGTCATCGCGCTCATCCCTCGTGACGGCGATCGCAAGGGCGTGGAGTTCATCGAGCTGATCGAGCGCCGCGCCGAGATGATCGTGAAGAACCCCGACTACCCGGACGAGATCCAGGGTCCGGAGATCCCGTTCGATTCCGGCGAGGTCCTCGAGGAGCAGTAAGCTTCCTCGCAAAAACCACACACCCCATAGTGAGAGCCGCCCCGGCTTTCATATTTTCATCTCACAACCAAGGAGAACAAGAGATGGCACAGGCACAGCGACGAAGCACCACCCTCGAGAACGTCCCCCTGATGTTCCGCAACTTCGCCGGCGAAGCTCGGCAGTTCAACGACGAGGGCAAGCGCAACTTCCACATCTTCCTCGAGCCCGAGGTGGCGGAGGCGATGGCCCGCGACGGCTGGAACGTCAAGAACCTCAAGCCGAAGGACGAGGACGATCTCGTCGGTCAGGCGCACCTGAAGGTCCTCGTGAACTTCAAGGGTCGTCCGCCGCAGATCTACATGGTGACGAGCAAGAAGAAGACCAAGCTCGACGAGGACACGGTGATGCTCCTCGACACGGCGGACATCATCCGCGCCGACGTCACGATCAACCAGTACGAGTTCGACCCCCAGGGTCAGCCCGGAAAGTTCACGGCGTACTGCGACGTGCTCTACGCGACCATCCGCGAGTCCGAGCTCGACATGAAGTACGACGAGCTGCCCGACGCAATCGCCGGCTAGCAGCAACAACTCAGGTGGGGCCTCGAAGTGGTTGTCGGGGTCCCACCTGTCATATTCTCTTTGAAAGGAGAACGAACATGTTCGTGTTCAAGCGTAAGAAGCCCAACCCCATCCGCGAGTTCTTCATCCAGCTCTTCGACAAGGATGCTCACAAGAAGGCCAAGAAGAAGTACCTGAAGAACCTCGACAAGACCGCCAAGAAGCATCTGAAGAGGACGAAGCGCGGTCTCAAGAAGTGGGGTAAGCGATGAGCACCAAGGACGAGAAGATCGCCGAGATCCGACGCGATCGGATGAACTAGTGGCCTACACGCGTCACGGACACCAGATCGAGGGCACGCCCGTTGTCCTCCCAAGCCCCCCGAAGGCCCGCTGTGGTGGGCCTAAGCTGTGCGCGCAGTGCAGCTTGGACGTCGGGATATTTCATCGAGACCTGATGACTCACACCAAGGAGAAGCCCATGAACATCCTCACCATCGAGAACAAGGTGACCCAGAAGGAGGCGATGCTCTTCGACGGGTCCGACTCGGATCTGCATGCCGTCTACCTGTGGATCGAACGAAACCTCGGTTCGTACGACTACACCGCAACCGACGAGAACGGGAAGCGCATCATCGGTGAGGGCGTGACCATCCGTCCCGAGGACGGCGCCTTCCTCATCGGCACTCTCGAGGGTGAGATGGAGATCTCCCGAGGCGACTACGTCATCAAGGGTCTCGAGGGTGAGTTCTATCCCTGCAAGCCGGGCATCTTCGCCAACTCCTACAACATCGTCTGAACTACCAAGGAATCATATTTCAATGGCACTGATCAACCACCAGTCCGAGACCGAAGTGATCCTCCGAGAGGACCTGGAGGATCGCTTCACCCTGATGTTCGACGATGTCGACGTGGTCAAGAAGCAGGAGGAGAAGGTCGACGGCCAGCTCACCTACCTCGAGGTCTTCCGAGACCGCATCGTCAAGACAGCGGAGAAGCTCAACAAGGACGTACACGACTCCAGGGAGAAGTCGCTCGCGCTCACCAAGCTCGAGGAGGCTCTCATGTGGTCGGAGAAGGCGATCCTGAAGTGAGTCGCAAGAAGAAGTACAAGAAGTCTGATCGGTTCCAGGGCGATTCGATCCAGTTCTGGGGAGGTAGGGAGTCCGGCGCCGCGGTGGTCTCCTTCCTGAAGGGCTATGGCATTCGTGCCAAGTTCTTCCCCGCCAAGGACGATCGCCCCGACATCGTGATGGCAATCCCCAGGCTCGGCTCCACCTATCGCATCGACATCGGAGACGGCGTCATGGTGGATACGAACAAGCAGCTCCACGTGATCCTCAAGGTGGAGAAGGATGAGCTGGAGGAGTCAGGTGTCTCTGATCCCGACATTCCGTGAGGTGATCTCGACCTCTCAGGCGGTGCAGTATACCGGAGAAGAGAAGCAGACAGAGATCCTGCTGCAATTCTTCAAGGATTGCCGGCTCGAGGCCGAGTTCTTCCCACAGGGAGAAGTCCAGTCCATAAAGTCCGACGCCATTTTCGTGGACACCAAGCTCGGATACGAGCCGCTTCGTGTCGATGACTACGTGGTCGTCGACTGCCACAATCTCGTTCGCATCGTGCCCTGTCACGAGTTCGAGACCAACTACGTGTAGGGATGGCTAACCCATTCACTTGGGTGCATATTCCTGCACATGAGATCCAGCAAGGCGACTCTATTGTGGTCGGCGGCAGAATGGTGCACATCATCACGCCTCCGACCCGAGAGTCGATTGATCACGGGGGAATCCTCCTCGTGGCCAACAAGTCAGAAACAGGGACTGATCCTCAGTTCATGCTGATTGTTCCTGTCAACAACATCACTCGCGTCAGACGACGCACCATCCATATTTAGGAGATCAGGATGACCAACGACATCAAGACCCTCGTCAAGAACGGGCCCGCCTTCTTCGGTGTGCTCTTCGACGGCACCAACGCCAAGGAGATCGCACTCAAGCTGCGCGAGATCGTGGCAGACAACGATCTTCGGGTCGGTGTGTTCTACTCCAAGAGCTGGATCAAGCTCGAGTCGGACATCGACGACACCAAGGTCATCATCAAGAAGGACACGTGGGTCCTCTGGAACGAGATCGGCATCAAGACCGTCGCCAAGGAGGTGTTCGAGGCGGAGTTCAAGCGCTCCAACCCTCGCGCCAAGAAGTCCCCCGCAAGGTACGTGAAGCACCTGGGCGAGGGCTACAACGCGATCCAGTTCACCGGCAAGAACTCGACCGACGTCGCTCAGTTCGCTCGCGAGCACGGCGTCCACTCTCGAGCAGGTGGTTCCTACGTCCGATTCCAGCCGGCAGGCGAGGAGAAGGTCAACATCCAGAAGGGTGAGTGGCTCGGGTTCCCGATCGACGGCTCGGGCTGGTTCATCGGGTCGCAGGCCGAGGTCGCCTCGCGCTTCCGGATCGGCTAGACGTCATATTTGGTGATGGGGGACTCGTCTTGGTAGGCGGGCGATTGTTCGGCGCTTAGGTGTGCCGACTTAGGTCTATAAACAACGCATGCAGCAGCACGAAGGGGATACAACCGCGCGTGGACTGCACTTGCCTGTCCCATCACCAAATCCGACAGAAGGAGAAATCATGGCACTCGCCATCGTCCCTGCCCGACCGAAGAAGGCCCTCGAAGCTGTGATCTACAGCGGCTACACGCAGGACCTCAACAACGTCGATGACGTGATCGCGTGGATCGCCAAGAATGGTGGAAGCGCGCAGATTCGGACCAATCGCCCCAAGCCCAACGCCCCCGACGGAACGCTCGGACCGGACAAGAACCCGGTTCTGACGGTCTTCGAGGGCAACGGAACCCGGTCGTTCCAGCTGAAGGCCGGAAAGGTCGTCGTGGCGACGGCTCCGGGTCGATTCCGCATTCTGACCACGGCTCAGTTCACCACGGAGTACACCTACACGGACGAGGAGGAGTAATCCTCTTCACGCCGTAAAGAACGGGGGCGATCTCTTCACCGGGGTCGCCCCCGTTCTTCTCTCTTTGAAATGAGAATTATGGGTCACGTCCACATCAACAATCCCGAATACCCGCACTCCCAGGACATGCTCGACTTCAAAGGCATGCCTATCCCCCGATGGCTGCATGAGCAAATCACACAGTCGTACAAGGAGCACATGATGCGCACCGCATCCAAGCGAAGCCTCACCGAGTTGCTCGACGCCGCCAAGAGCATCGACTTCTCGTCCCCTGGATCGTTCTTCATCTCCGATGACGAGCTCTCCTCAATGTCGAAGTCAGATCGAGCCAAGCTCGGTCGAATCATGTACCACGGTGTCGGCAAGATCGTCGGCGCCTTCCTCGCTAAGGACAAGACCGACTCGGGACTCGTTGTCTCGTGGGGTCAGTCCTGATATTTAGGAGAATCCCATGCTCGAACTCACACTCACCGTTCTGCTCACGATCCTCATCATCGTGGTGATCATCGCCGCACTCGTCGGAGGCATTGCGCTCATCTTTTGGCTCGTTCGAGTCGTGGTGGACGAGTCGTGGCGCATCCGATACCGCCGCAATGTCACGCATCAGCACTTCAACGTCTACAACACCACACCGGCTGCGAAGGAGGAGTGATGCTCGACAACGCCTATATTCGCATCGACGACATCATCACGATCACTCGGGGCAAGTCCGAGATCATCGTCATCGAGACGGACGAGCTGCACGAGAAGCTGCAGGCTATCGGCAAGTCGGAGGCGCAGTTCTTCGATCATGTCACAATGCTGGCGGAGGTCGTTGGGATCAGCGTCGAGATCGTTCGGGACTCGGATGAGGAGCGGTTTATTTTCCGCACCACCCCGGGCAAGACCAAGCGTCGCAGCAAGTGGGTCTCGGACCTGTCTCCGTGGCAGATCATCGTCTACTACACCGCCGGCGTTCTCACGGCAAACCTCGTGCACCTGGTGTTCCTGTGGACGAGCTAGAGTTCCTTTCGCGATTCCCGGAGACGGTCGAGAAGAAGGGGGAAGTCTTTCTCACGAACGACGAGATGGCTTCCCTCACCTTCCGACTTGAGCCCGTTATGCAGAGAGTTGTTGCCCGCGTCAAGGCCCAACACAACATCGCCGTTTCTGTCTGGTCAACGCGAAAGGTCAACGCGTTCCTACAACACGGCGTTTCCCTCTGCTGGGGACCCACCCCTCCTCGCAGCAAGAAGTAACCCCCTCTCTTGAAAGGAGACCAAAGATGGACGTCATTCTTTTCTTGGCCGCGTACGCAGTTCTGCTCGTGGCTTTTCTTCTGTCTTTCTGGATGAATCTTCGTCTATCCAAGGAAGTCAAGCGCTTGACATTCAGGAACCGCTACCTCGAGGCCTACAAGTCCTCGGTCGAAAGCATTGAGAGGCTTCGGTGACAGTCAACATCAGACACACGATCAAGGTCGGCGATCTCGTCACGCTGGTCAAGGGTGAGGCCAACTACACCACGCTCAGCCCTGACGAGATCCAGACCATCGCGAAGTGCTCCAAGAAGCAGATGTTCCAGGCACTCGAAGACTCAGCGGAGCAGCTGGACCTGACCATCGACATCACTCCCGAGGAAGACGGCTGGTGGGACGTCAAGTGGTTCCCCAAGGAGACCTCACGCCTGGGGAAGTTCTTCAGGAAGTCGATCTGGAAGCGGACGAAGCAGGTGAGCTACGGCTATGGAATCTGAGCAGATCTGGTCGTGGGTTCTCGGTGCCATCGGAATCTGCGGCTTCATCCTTGCCGGCCGGAAGGTGTGGTGGGCGTGGTACATCAACATCGCCAACCAGTTCATCTGGCTGGCATATTCCATCGTGACCCAGCAGTGGGGCTTCCTCGTGCTCTCGGTGTTCTACTTCATCGTGTTCTCGAAGAACGCGTACGACTGGACCAAAGAGCATTTTGGACGAGCCCCTCACTCTCGCGTCGATGACGGAGAGCGCTGAAGCCTGGGCGGACATCGAAGGATTCCCAAACTACGTAGTCAGCAGTGCGGGAGAAGTGGTGAATGTCAAGTTCCGACGTTCCCTCAACCCCCGCCCCAATCCGCACGGTGGTGGACTCCGGGTGACGCTTTCTCGTGAAGGGCGTCACCAGGAGTTCTACGTGCATCAGCTCGTAGCTGCGGCATTCCTTGATGGATACCGCCCCGGCGTGCATATTCGGCACGTCGACAGCAATAAGGACAACAACCATGTCAGCAACCTTTCATTCCGAAAGGGTCATTCTCGCGGTGACGAGACCACTGGAGGTAGGGGACAACAGCTACCTCATCGAGGCTCTACGCGCGTCCGCATCGTCGAGACTGGCGAGGTCTTCCTCTCCGTCCGAGACTGCGCAAGATATTTGGGAGGGGACTACTCCACCATCTACCGATGCCTTCGAGACCCTGGTCGCAGACATAAAGGCTACACGTATGAGTACTTTGACGGGTGAAGAATTCCGGACGATTCCGGGATACCCTCGATACTCAATCTCGAATCACGGTCGAGTTCGCAACGACAAGAACGGGCGCTTTCTGAAGCCCAGTGCGGATGCGCATGGATATTTGCGAGTGCAGCTTTCTCGAAGTCAGGGGAAGCGACTTTTCTATCTTGCGCGTCTGGTCTATGCGGTGTTCGTAGATGTGGAGCTTCGACAAGGCACCATCATTCGCCCAAAGGACGACGATCTCACGAATCTTCATGTCGACAACCTCGAGGCGTTGCATAGAAACATGGCCCAGGGAAAGGCTCTGTTCGACACGACCGAACCACCAAGAACTGTGCAAAGTCGCAGCGCAAGGCCGTTCGCCCGTCGAATCGAGATGTGTCCCAAAGTTCCTGATCACCCACCCCACAGATACCTGCACCCAGTCTTTGGGACGGTCTACTGTAACAACCTAGGAGTAAAGCGAGACCTCTATGCTTGAGACCAAGCAGTGCACGTTCATCAACCACAAGCACGATCCCCACAACTGGTTCGACCCCATCGTCGTCGACGGTAAGGTCTCGGGTCGTGAGAAGTTCCATTGCGAGGGGAAGTCGTAATGTCAGGACCCATGAAGCCGGCCATTCCCGTCGGCCATGAGACCTCCACCCCTGTCGTCAAGTCCCGAGAGCGGATGAAGGCGAAGGAGAAGGCCAGAAAGGAACGCAAGAAGGAGCAGAAGGTACGCGGCAGTCGCATCGCCGAGTACACCAAGAAGCACCTGGTTCCGGTTCGCAAGTGCGAAAAGGTCACCAAGCACAACGAGCACCTCTACTACTCCAAGGACGCGTTCGGGGCAAACCGCGCCATGCACTGTGTGGGACGAGCTTCGTGACCATCAGCGCCTCGAGCAAGGCCCCCTCGAAGTCCGCCATGCCCAAGAAGGCGTGTCAAGATTGGCGTCCGCACCGTGCCCATGTGCGCAACGTCAAGTGGCCAACATATCCCTATCGCCAGGCAGTTGTGTGTCAGGGGGTGGAGAATGATGACGATTCCATGTGAGCTGTGGATGCCGCATAAGGGACATAAGCACGTTCGAATGAAGGGTGAAGCTCCCGGGCAGATTTTCTGGTGCCCCGGAGTAGAGCAGCATGAATCCTAAGCGCTGTAACCTCGACGTCAAGCACTATGCTCACGACTGGGACTTCATTCTGATCGAGGATGATGAAGGTCGACAGGCGTGGCTATATTCGTTCTGCGACGGTCTCGTATGGCTGTAAGTGAGTACGAAGGGTTCTTTCAGTGTGGCAACTTTGAGAATCACGGTCCTCACGAGCACGACATGATGGTCTTTGGGAGGGATGGTATGGGTTTTGACGCTGTCATCGAGACGGTGTGGTGTTTTGGTCGAGCCCACGACCTCCCTGCGTACAGAGATCTCGGACCATGACTTACGAACTGATGCCTCATCAACGTGAGGCGATTGGAAAGATGCGCAATGGCTCTGTCCTCAAAGGTGGTGTCGGAACTGGCAAGACAATCACGGCGCTCGGGTATTTTTACGGCCACGTTGCAGGAGGCTGTCTCGAGCAGAAGCAGGATCGTTCGTATCACCCTCCGACCAGTCCCCGTGACCTCTACGTCATCACAACGGCAAAGAAGCGAGACTCCCTCGACTGGGAAGAAGAGGCCCTCATGGGCTTCGGCATCTCCCGAGACCCCGATCTTTCCGCTGGCGGCATAAAGCTCACCGTCGATAGCTGGAACAACATTGACCGCTACGTCGGAGTGAAGGATGCATTCTTCATTTTCGATGAGCAGCGGCTGGTGGGCTCCGGCGCCTGGGTCAAGGCCTTCCACAAGCTAGCCCAGGACAACCAATGGATCCTTCTGTCTGCCACCCCCGGTGACAGCTGGATCGAATACGCCCCTATCTTCATCGCACACGGTTGGTATAAGAACCGCACCGAGTTCATGAAGAAGCATGTGGTGTACAACACCTTCGCCAAGTTCCCCAAGATCGACCGCTATGTCGAGACGGGTATCCTGGAGAAGTACCGTCGTGCAGTCCTCGTCGAGATGCCGTACAACCGCCACACCAAGCGGCACGTGCTCAATACGATGGTCGGATACGACGAAGCACTGTACAACCGGGTGGTGAAAGACCGCTGGCACGTGTACGAGGAACGCCCCATTCGAGATATTGCGGAGATGATTCGCGTCGCTCGACAGGTGATCAACTCGGACACATCGAGACTTGCCGCGGTCATGGAGTTGCTCGAGAAGCACGACCGACTCATCATCTTCTACAACTTCAACTACGAGCTCGACATGCTCCGTACGTTGTCGTGTCTGGGACTTCCGATGGCCGAGTGGAACGGCATCAAGCATCAACCAATCCCAGAGGCAAAGAAGTGGATCTACCTCGTGCAGTATACAGCCGGCGCCGAAGGCTGGAACTGCATCTCGACCAACGCTATCTGCTTCTGGTCGCTCAACTACTCGTACAAGATCACCGAGCAGGGCAGAGGGCGCATCGACCGCCTGAACACCCCGTTCGACGATCTGTACTACTACACCCTGCGGTCTATGGCGGGTGTGGATACGGCGATCAACAAGAAGCTCGCCACCAAGACCAACTTCTCAGAGAAAGCCTACGTCAAACAGGCTGGTCTGTGGCCGGAAGAAAAGGAGCCGGAGAAGGTCTTGGTGTCATACCAGTAAGGAGAAGAAGGATGAGTGAGCTCAGCAGAAAGATGGCGTTTGCTCTGCGCCACGGTCCGGGTGAGTTTGGGCTCGGACTGGCACCAAACGGGTCGATTCGACTGACCTGGTTTGCAGCGGCGATGAAAGCCACTGTCGAAGAGGTCAAAGAAGTCGTCAACAACGACTTTAAGGGCCGATTTGCAATCGAGGGACATCGAATTCGGGCGGTTCACGGTCATAGCATCGCGGTGGAGGCTCAGCGGGCGGCTTCGGTTGCTCCTGAGTGGCTCTACCACGGAACAAAGTCCAAGAACGTCGAATCGATCATCAATCATGGGTTGATGCGCATGGAGCGTCAGCACGTCCACCTCAGCTCAAGCGCTGCTCGGGCTTTTGAGCGGGGTCCGCTGGTCATCCAAGTTCGATCGCAAGGTATCGAGGGTCTTCATATGGCCTCAAACGGTATCTGGCTCGCTCCCTGGGTGTCTTCCGACAACCTCTACTTCTTCTAAGGAGCACTTATGGGGACCATCACCGTCTGGGCACGGGCCATTCTGGTTAGCGACATCGTGTTCGTCGGTGGACAGGCCTATCGAGTGCACCGAGTCGTGGAAGACATCAACGACGTGTGGGAGATTGAGGCCACACAGATCCATAACCAAGACCTATGGGTGGGTTTCGTGCTCATGGGCACTACCAATGTCCGCGTCATTCGCGGGCTTTCTCTTTGAAAGGAGAACATATGAAGATCACGCCCATCGACGAGCTTCGGCCCGAGCACATCGGTCAGATCGTTTCAGCCCAGTACATTCCTCGAGACCCTGAGGACGAGACGGGCGACACCCTGAAGACCGACAAGATGACCAAGCATGTCGGCATCCTTCAGACCTTCACCATCGATAAGGACGTCCCTCGTCGCTCGTTCCTTCGATTCCAGGGTGAGGGCACCTACATGCTTGCTCCGCGATCCGGAGACCGAGTCGAGCTGTACCTCCACACCCACGAGGACACAAAGCCGAGCGAGAGCGAGGAGGATGGCACCCTTCTCGAGATCTTCCCTCATGAGCTCAAGGAAGGCGATTGGGTTGAGCTTGGTACCGACTTCTACTCGATCAACACGCTCTACCACGAGCTGGAATCGGCCTCGATGGCGACCAGGTGGAAGTTGGAACTCCGTAACAAGAATCGCTCCAATTCGAGTACGATAGATGTTCTTTCCATGACCCTCTCGTCGGAGACTCGCATCCGGATCAAGCGCTACAGAAGGCACGTCTGATGCCCAGGGAGTCTGAGGAGGTTGAAGTCCATCCGTGGGAGGTCCTTCAGGATGACGTGGTGAATGTTGCTGGGCGCATGCTGGCAATCGACTCCATCAACATGACGTCTCCGAGCGACCGAGAGGTATCTTTCAGCGACAATCGAGTCATGTTCGATACGTTTGATCGGCTGCTCATCAAGAACCTGGAGTTCACGTTCCGGTGTCGATCGGGGGAGACCTTCTGCGTTCCTGGTCACGAGCTCATGAGGGTGCGGAGGTTCACGATTCCGGGCAATCGTGGGCGATCTGGGGAGACAGGGGAAGAAGCTCGGAGACGTGAGGAGGCGGAGTTCCGTCGGATGAATCCGCACCTGTTCCCTGGCCAGGGTGGGGACATCGCTTCGCAAGAATGACAGGGCTCATAGTGAGACCCACTACCAAAGGAGAACCCCATGCGTAAGCCCACTCGTCAGCAGATCGAGACCGGCGCCTTCGTCGCGTGTGCAGCCACTGGTGTCGTCGCCGCAGCGTACCTCGTCCTGACCCACAAGCAGAACGTGATCCGCACGGAGGCGTACGTCAAGTTCCTGCACGACTCGCTGAAGTCGTCGGACATCGCCCTGTCCAAGACCGTGGAGGCCATCGCCACCGCAATCCAGAAGTGATCCACCTCGAGAGCCCCTGTAGACCCTAACCGGTTTGCGGGGGCTCTCTTGTTGTCGCGAGAATGACTAGGGCTATAGTGAGAGAAAGGAACCACCATGCCCAGAATCATCGTCAAGATCCTGCTCAACATCGCCATCGGTGTGCTCATCCGCCAACTGGAAAAGAAGATCCAGAAGGCGGTTCTGCACCGGATGACGGTCGACAAGCTGAATCTCATCAGCGAGCCTTCGGGCTAACCCATCCACAACCTCGAAAAGCGGGGGCTTCGGCCCTCTCTTTTTGTCTGGGTCGGTGGCCAGAAATCTTGGAAAAGCCCACTTTTGCAAAAATCTTGTGGGAGTTTTCGTCCAACTTTTTTCTGTAGTGGCCAAAAAAGTGGGCAGAGTGGCCAAAAACGTTTTCAAAAGTGGGCACGTTTCGTCCAACTTTGTGGGACTTCGGTGGGACTTCGTCCAAGTTTTGTGGGACCTTTCGTCCAACTTATAGGGTGTTTTGGGCGGTTTTGGACCACTTTTCACAGGAAACTCATAGACTAGTGGCCAATTCTTGAAAACAGTACCAATTCACTATAGAAAAAGTTATTATAGTAGGTAGAGTAGAAAACGGGCAAAAAATTGGCCATCTGTCCACGAGGAGGACTTTGACATGCAAGACTCGTTGCCGACCCCAGGTTGCGGATGTGGCTACCCATGCCTCGGCAAGGTCATCCCAAACCCCGACCTCACAGGACTGAGCTCAGGCTGGATAAGTCTTCGATTCTAACGACCCTCAAAAGTTGGACGAAGTCCCACGCAGTGTTTACATGCTATATAATAGAAGGGATAAAGGATGAACGACTACTCAAAGCTTATTTCTTTGTCTGAGGTGACTGATGGCTGATCGCTTGGAGCGGGAGTTCCAGGCAGAGTTCATCAACGAACTGCGAGAGCGCTACCCCGAGGCCATCATTCTCAAGAATGACTCCGGCTATCAGCAGGGTATCCCGGACTGGATCATGCTGGTGGATGACCGCTGGTTCATGTTCGAGATCAAGCGCTCCCCGACCGCACCGCTGCGGCCGAATCAGGGCTACTACGTTGACTTGTGCAACGAGATGTCCTTCGCAGCCTTCGTCTATCCCCAGAACAAGGAGCAGGTGCTCGATGCACTTTCACGATCACTCCGTACTCGAAGGTAGGCATTCCTTTCTTAGCCCCAGCCAGCACCATTGGATCAACGACACGGACGAGAAGTTCGACCGTCGATTCATGAAGCGGCTGTCCACGCTACACGGAAGCCAGCAACACGAGTTCGCCGCCTCCGCCATTCGCTTGGGCATCCGCCTCGCCGAATCGGAGCAGACGCTCAACCGTTACGTCAACGACTGTATCGGATTCCGCATGGAGCCCGAGGTCATGCTAGTCGCTGACGAGCACTTCGCCTTTGGCACCGCCGATGCGATCAAGTACCTCAGGCCTCACGGAGATCGCCGTGGCCTACTGAAGATCTTCGACCTGAAGACCGGTGAGACCCCCACCTCGTTCGTTCAGCTTGTCATCTACGCTGCGTTCTTCTGCATCGAGTATGACGTCAAGCCCATGGACATCGACTACGAGTTCAGGATCTACCAGTCCGACGACATCAAGATCTTCATCCCCGACCTCGACGACATCGTGAAGGCCTACTCCACGATCGTCAATCGCATCCGACGGATCTATGACCTTCAGAGGGAGGTGTCCCTGTGACCGATGAGACCCATGTCAACGCCGACGAGATGATGGACGAAAGTCTCGCTCACTATGGCATTCTTCGTCGTTCCGGTAGGTACCCTTGGGGTTCCGGTGAAAACCCCTACCAGAACAACATGAACTTCCTGGCGTACGTCTCCGAACTTCAGAAGAAGGGTTGGAGCGAGAAGCAGATCGCCGAGGGCCTTGGTACCACTACCGGAGCTCTTCGCGATGCTAAGAAGATCGCCAAGACCGCCAATCGAGCCGCAGACCAGTCCCAGGCCCAGCGCCTCAAGGAGCGTGGGTGGTCGAACGTCGCCATCGGACAGCGAATGGGCATCAACGAGTCGTCGGTTCGCCAACTTCTCGCCCCGAGCAACCGAATCAAGAACGACAAGCTCCAGTCCACCGCAAATGCGATCCAGAAGCGTGTGGATGAGGTCGGCTACATCGATGTGGGTGCTGGAACCGAGCTTTACCTCGGTGTGAGTGCCACGCAGCTCAAGACTGCCGTCACCAAGCTCCGTGAAGAGGGTTACACGTACCATTACGTCGACATGCCTCAGCTCGGAACGGGTAAGGACACCCTCATGAAGGTGTTGGCCAAGCCTGGTATCGACGGCAAGACGATGTACGCCAACAAGCACCTCATCGAGCCCATTGCGGTCTACTCGGAGGACGGTGGTCGAACCTTCCTAGGCATCGAGAAGCCCAAGCAGGTCGATCTCAACCGCATTGAGGTTCGGTATGGGCCTGATGGCGGTGACGACAGGGACGGAATCATCCAGCTTCGCCGCGGAGTCGATGACATCTCCCTCGGCGCCTCGAAGTACGCTCAGGTTCGCATCCAGGTGGACGACACCCACTACCTCAAGGGCATGGCTGTCTATACAGACGACCTTCCTGATGGCGTGGACATCCGCTTCAACACGAATAAGACCCGTGAGGAAGCTCCCACCAAGCTCGATGCGATGAAGCCGCTCAAGTCGGACGAAGACAACCCCTTCGGTGCCGTTGTTCGACAGAAGCACTACCTCGACAAGGACGGTAAGCGACAGCTTTCTGCCCTGAACATCGTCGGCGCCATGAACACCGAGGGTGGCGAAGAGGGTGCCTGGCGAAAGTGGTCTCGAAACCTGTCTTCCCAGATGCTTTCCAAGCAGTCTGCGCCTCTGGCCAAGCAGCAGCTCGGCATCGCAGGTGATCGTAAGCGCGCAGATCTTGATGAGATCCTCGCTCTGAACAACCCTGCCGTCAAGAAGAAGCTTCTCGATGGTATGGCTGACGATCTCGATGCAGCAGCGGCCCACCTCAAGGCAGCCGGTCTTCCTCGAACCGCGTCTCACGTTCTCCTCCCCTTGACCACCATCAAGGAGACCGAGATCTATGCACCCAACTACCGAGATGGCGAGCGAGTCGTTCTGATTCGTCACCCTCATGGTGGTACCTTCGAGATTCCCGAGCTCACGGTCAACAACCGTAACCGTGAAGCTGGTCGAATCATGAAGGGTGCGCAAGACGCAGTTGGCATCAACCCCAAGGTTGCCCAGCAGCTGTCGGGTGCCGACTTCGATGGCGATACCGTTCTGGTCATCCCGAACAACAATAAGGCTGTGAAGACTTCCTCCCCTCTCGAGGGCCTGAGGAACTTCGACCCCAAGACGGAGTACCGTGAATACCCTGGTATGAAGCGGATGTCCTCTGAGGGTACGCAGCTGAAGATGGGTGACATCTCCAACCTGATCACGGATATGACTATCCAGGATGCAACGGAAGCAGAGCTCGCTCGTGCTGTTCGTCATTCCATGGTGGTCATCGATGCAGAGAAGCACGGCCTCAACTACCAGCAGTCTGCCAAGGACCATGGTATTGCCGAGCTCAAGCGCAAGTACCAGGGCGATGCCCGTGCTGGTGCCGCAACTCTCATCTCTCGTGCCACCTCCCAGCAGAGGGTGGATGCTCGCAAGCCCCGGCCTGCAGCAGATGGTGGTCCTGTGGACCCGGAGACGGGTGAGCGTCGTTTCGTCCCCACCGGCGAGACATACGAGCGCCCCGTACGGGACCGCAAGACCAAGGAGATCATCGGCACTGAGACGGTCAAGAAGACCCTCACCTCCACCAAGATGGCAGAGACCACCGATGCTCGAACTCTGAGCTCCGGGACTGTGATGGAAGGTGTGTACGCCGACCATGCCAATCGTCTCAAGGCCATGGCCAATGAGGCCCGGAAGGCATCGCTTGCAATCAAGCCCATCCCCCAGTCGGCGTCTGCAAAGACCGCCTATGCCAAGGAGGTAAGTACCCTCCGGGATAAGCTAGATACGGCCCTCCGTAATAAGCCCCTAGAGCGCCGGGCCCAGACAGTCGCCAACATGATCGTCAAGGCCAAGCGGGATGCAACCCCCTCTATGGATGCGGCTGATCGTAAGAAGATTGCAGGGCAGGCCCTTGCAGAGGCGAGGCTCAGGGTCGGTGCACACAAGGCCCGTGTTGTGTTCACACCTCGTGAGTGGGAAGCTGTGCAGGCTGGTGCAATCAGCAACTCCTTCCTCACCCAACTGTTGAGCAATGCAGATCTCAATGAGGTACGCCAACTGGCCACACCTCGTGACAGACCTGCCATCTCAGCAGCCCTCCTGGCCAGGGCACAGACCATGCTGTCTTCGGGTAACTACTCACAGGCAGATGTGGCTGATGCACTGGGTGTCAGTGTTAGCACTCTTAACACAGCGCTTCACGGATAGCAGGAAGGTGTAGTGCAATGGACACACAGCAAGTGATGCTGACAACTGTTGACAATCCTTTCAATCCTTTCACTCAATGGAATGAATGGTTCGAGTTCGATGAGAGTTCAGGTTACTCAACTTGTTCGCTCCTTGCTCGAATCGCTTTGACAAGTGATGAGTTGAGTGATAGTGATCAACGGTTGGCAAGAGATGATGCAATCGACATCATCATTCGAGAAATTGGGCCAGGCTTCTACAAGCGAGTAACTTCGTCTGAAGCTTGACACCTTTGGCTCACCGACGGTGCCGGGGGGAGGGGTCTCGAAATTCTGACCCCCCCTCCGCATCGCCTCCCTCCTCAAAAATTCCCCGGGGGACATTTTTAGGGAAACATTACTACCCCGGTTGGTTTATCTGGGGGTATCAGGCACAAAAAAACTGGGACTCATCCACCCAATCTCCTTTCAAGAGCATGCAGGAACTAGTCGTGACCTGCATGTAAGACCTGGTACCCTCAGATAAACTAATTGACAAACACTATAAAAATTCTCCGATCATAGAATCCACACAGCTTTTGGAGCAGGAATGAAGACGATTCGATCACTGCGTCCGGAAAACTGGGCGTGGCTACACGCAAAGGCCGGGCTGATGCTCTGGTCGGTTCTGTTTCTCATCTTTACACCGAATACACTGATGTTCAACCTCGGATACCTCATCCCGGTGTTCATCAGTGCGGTGACCATCCTAGGTTTGGCTCTGTCAGTCTATGGATTCTTCGTTTCTCGGTCAGATGTCATCATTCGTAAGGTTCGAGGCTTTACGATCGAGATCTCAGGCCTCTACGTCGCGATGGCCGGGCCAGGGGCATATTTCGCAACTCAACTCCTTCTCATTCCCGGGGAAGGAGGCGATCAGCGTATCGCGTTGGGCGCGTTTGCATATTTCGCAACGTCTGCTCTCGTGGTTCGGATTGTTGAGGTGCACCAGCGTAGAAAGAAGTACATCCGATGATCCCGGACTTCACACCCGAGCTCATTCAGAGCATCGTGAGTTCGGTGGTCGTTGCCGCGGTCGTCACAGGTATCTTCACCTATCTCAACAAGCGAGCAAAGTCCCCCGAGTCACAGAACCAGCTTGCCGAGATCGGCACGAAGTTCGCGTCCCAGCTCCTTGTCGAGGCGCAGAACGAACGCAAGGAACTGCGAACCACGATCGCTGACCTCGAGAAGCTCAACGACGTCAAGCAATCCACCATCGATCGACTCCAGAATCTCTTGAATGAGAAGGATCGTCGCATTCATGAGCTAGAGAACAGACAGCGCACCGTGGCCTTCAAGCTTCAGCGCGGAGAGGTCATCACGCTCAACGACATCTTTGGAGAAGACGCTCCTCACATCCAGGTCGCGCTCGAGGAGAACGCGGCATAACCAAGGAGGTGAACACATCTATGGCACGCCCCAACAAGGCTGACCCAGCGGCGCGAAAGTCCCTGCCCCTCGCAACGACTATGCAGGGTAGGGAAGACCAGCTGGTAAATCTGGCCTTGGACGTCGTCGAGAAGCAGATGCTCGACGGCACGGCGTCGTCACAGACGCTTGCGCACTGGCTCAAGCTAGGTAGCAGCAGGCATCGCAAGGAGATGCAGAAGATGCAGGTCGAGCTCGACCTGGCGAACGCTAAGATTCGTCAGATGGAGTCCGCCTCGCAGGGTGACGAGAAGCTCGAGAGAGCTCTCAAGGCCTTCCGCAACTACAGTGGACAGGAAGAGGACGAGGACCATGACGCTTAGGACATATTCTGTTCTGCGGACCCTCGAGACCTTCGAAGAGCGATACGAATACCTCCGCTTGTTTGGTCAGGTCGGGGAAGCCACGTTTGGTTCTGAACGATATTTGAATCAGACATTCTATCGCTCTACCGAGTGGAGACAGATCAGAAACCATGTTATTGCGCGTGATAACGGCTGTGACATGGGTGTTTCTGGTCGAGAGATTCACGATAAGATCATCATTCATCATATGAACCCGATGCAGTCGTCAGATCTCATCCACGGCAACGCCGATATTTTGGACCCCGAGTTCTTGGTTTCGGTGACGCACAACACGCATAACGCCATCCACTATGGTGATCGCACCCGCCTTGTACGTGACTACGTCCCAAGGACAGCAAACGACACGGCCCCATGGCTTCTTTGAAAGGAGAACCAGATGGCATATCCTGTTGATAAGCGCACTGCCGCCTTCAATACCAACAAGCACGATGCATTTGGGCATGATTGCCTAGGTGAAGTCGGCATCAAGAACGCTCGAAAGATTCCGCACTCCGGAGGAGACTTCGGTGGTAGCGGACCCATCTTCTCCATTGCTGGCGGTAAGATTGTCAAGTCCGGCTGGAGCAACATGGCCGGCTGGTACGCAATTGAGGATAGCGGATACGGCATCTTCTTCGTGTACTTCCACGCACTCCAGCAGATGGCTCCCGAGGGTACAATTACCGAGCCCGGCGATCGTATTGGCTACATCGGGAACACCGGTTCTGGCTCAAAGGGCCAGCACCTACACCTCAGTGCAGCTCTGTCGCTGTTCGCAGCCATGATGCTGGTCGCCATTGGCACCTACGCTCGTGGCAAGCGATCCACTGCTCAGTGGGCGGCCGATCACGGTCTCACCGACCCGATGCCCTACATCTACGACGAGACGCTCCGTCCCGTTCGTCCTCCTGTCCCCGAGCCCGTGCCCGAGGTCACCAACGAGTTTGGAGTCAACATGGCCACCTTCATCGACAAGAACAACACCATCGTCTGGGGCGACGACTGGATCCAGTCCTACCCCCCGGGCGTCTACATGGCGCTGCGCTACGGTCTCCGCGACGGCGTTCGCGACGCCAACATGCCCGAGTACATCTACGGCACCGTGGTCCGTGAGGTCTGGGCAGTCAACCAGAAGCGTGGCGAGGCAATGGCCCGCGCGGTCGGCAAGGAGTTCAAGAAGACGGCAGTCCCCGCGAGCTTCCCCGCCGCGGCAACGGACGCCCAGCTCCAGACCTTCGTGTCGGAGCGAGCTCTTTCCACTGTCTGAGGATATTTAGGAGAGCAGTCGTGCCTGAAGAGATCGACAACAAGAAGAGCATCCTCAACTCGGTCAAGCTCGGTCTCGACATCATCCCCGAGAACGACGAGTACGACCAGGTCGTCATGATGCACATCAATTCCGTCATCGCAAAGCTCGATCAGTTGGGTGTCGATCAGTTCGGCCCCTTCGAAGTCGAGGACGAGACGGCAAAGTGGTCTGACTTCCTTGGTGAGGACAAGCTCCTCAACATGGTCAAGAGCTATGTCGTTCTCCAGGTGCGGCTGCTCTTCGATCCTCCCACCACTTCTTTCCTCCTCGACGCTTTCAACAAGATGTCGCAGGAGATGGAGTGGCGGATCAACGTCCAGACCGAAGGAAAGCGAGTCCTCAGTGACTAGTCCCGAAGACTTCCTGAAGCACTACGGTGTCAAGGGGATGAAGTGGGGCGTTCGCAAGGATCGGGATATTTCGGGCGGTTCTTCGGTCCCTGAGCACGAGCGGACAGAGGCGGTCGTCGTCCTTCAAGAAAAGTTGAAGGATGGCGGCTCTCTGACCGTCCTCAAGGATCCCCCCGGGGCTATCGCACGCTTCCGAGCAAGGCATAGCAAGAAGTTCCGCAAGGAGATGAAGAAGGATCACTTCTTTACCCTTAAGGATGCAGACGGAAACAAGGTTGGCGACGCGTCTTTCCGCCAAGACAGCCCTACGTCCCTCAATCTTGAGTGGATTGGTGTCTCCTCGAAGCATCGTGGGAAGGGCTATGCCAGTGCCGCACTCAGAGGTGTCATTCGCTACGCCCAGGACAACGGTCTAGAGCGTCTTACGCTCGAGGTCCCCGGAGCCTCCCCCGACGCACTCCACATCTACACCAAGCTTGGCTTCAAGGTCCTTGATCAGGTCGCTGGCTCGTCGGAAGATGACTTCTGGGGTGGTCTGACCAACATGGAGATGCTGATTCCTCAGGATTCGGTTCGACACTCCGACTTTGACCCCCAAGAGGTGGTGAACTACATCGTGGAAGCACTCAACAACCCCACGCCCTCCGACTTCCTCAAGCACTACGGTGTCAAGGGGATGAAGTGGGGCGTTCGCAAGGATCGAGTCAAGAAGGCTCGCAAGCCCAAGCGCACTCCGTCCGAGCAGCACATCGAATCTCGGAAGATCAAGCGCAAGAAGCTTT